ATAACACGATGGTTGCCAGAACAGCGTATCTTTTAACAACAAATACAACATCCGAACGTACACTTTTTTCACAGGATATTCTTCAACAAATCGGATTTAATGTTCAAATTATCCAACATACTCCGCACGCAGACGCTAAAGTATCAAATAAACTAAGTATGCTCGGTATTTATAAAACAATACTAAACTCCGATGAAGAGTTTGCGTATGTATTTGAAGATGATATTAATATGTTAGAACCTATAACGCTTGACGAAATTGTAAACTATGAGGCGATTTCGCCACGAATCTTTTATTTAGGATGCTGTGTTCCTTACAATAATGATACTATCACGGCAACTGCCAATACTATTAATAATCATACGGTGTTCCAAGTTGTAGGAAAGATTCAAGGATTACACAGCATTGGCTTATCCAAAAAAGGGGCTGAAGCGTTGCTTAACTTTGTACAATCAAATGACGATCCAAATAAGTGTTTAGATGAAATTGTAGGAGAATTTACAGCGTATAACCCTGCGCCGATTTTACGCTACGATTTAGTGAGTTATATTCCATCGCATAGAGGTATTATATTTCAGGACCGTAATCGATTTCCAAGTATGATTGGAGAATAAGATATTACAAATGATACTGTTGTATCACTGGTAATATAATGTTAGGAGCCTAAATCATCGAGAACGAGCTATTCATCTCGGCGCCGTCAAATGCGCCTACACCCTGCATAAAATCACCGCCATTCTGCGTCATTTCTGGCGAATATCCCACTGCGTTATGAGGACCCGGTGACGAACGCTCGCTGCCCAGACCCGATGAGACAATCTTACCCACACCAGGTCGCTGGCGGTGCTCAATCATCTGCTCAGGATGACGTAAATTGGATCCAAACTCCGCATCCATAAACGCTACACGGTTCGACGGGTCGGTCGCCTCCGGCGCTTCGTAATGAATCGCTGGTGGAGTGCGTTGGAGGGGCTCTGGCGTTCTCATATCCTCCTCCGTCATACCTACCGGAACCGGCATCGGTTTTGCTACCGGAGGTCGCTGGCGCGTTGTCATCACCGGAGCTGCCGTCTCTGGCGTTTCATCTCCACCAGTCACGCCATCAGGCGATTCCTGATCATATACCTGCGGAGGCGTATACGGTTGAGTCGGCATATTCATTTCTAGAGTTGGTTGAACGTGATGAAGAGTTGGCAAAGCCTGTATAGATGCGATTGCCGCCTTTAATTTCGAGTCTACTTTTGTGTCTAATAAACGGGGGGCGTTCGAAGCCTTCACAATATGGTAACCAAAGAAAGCAAATATTCCTACAACGGCGACTAATATAATCCAAGCGATAGGTATCCGGGTCGCCATATGTTCTACTAATTTCAACCCTGAATTTCGTTTCGTTAATTCCACGCAAAATAATTCTGTCCGCCCAAAGAAAACCATGGCGACCGAATTTGCTGCTTTTGCCGATTTGTCGGGAGTTGTTCAGTCGCTCGTAAAGGAACTTGAGGGCAAGGTCCTATCTCAGACTGACCTCATCAAGCACCTACCTAAGTTCGTCCTTGTTGCCTGGACAAGCAATCTATCAATTGATAAGGCGGAGGCGCAGATTCTCGCCGCTGTCAAGCACCTCATTGCGAAGTTTGTACCCGCTGCGCAGCAGGCTGCCGTGATTGGTTTTGTTGATGCGGCATTCCCTGCGATCGTGATTGCGTTAAATGGTTTGATTGAGCAGGTGAAGGCGGAGGTCTTAAAGAAGGCGACGGGCGCGCTGGGCGATGTTGGGAAGAAGGTTGAGGCGGTCTGTGCGACGTCATGCCTCCCGTGGTTCTTTGGTTGCCTGAATAAGGTTGCGAAGGAGGTCCCTGCCGCTGCGCCTGCGGTGGCTGCTGTTGAAACCGCTGTCGCGGCTGATGTACCTGCCGTGGTTGAGGAGGTGACGGCAGCAGCGAATTCTGATATTGCGGAGGCTCTTGCTCCCGCTCTTTCATCGGTGAAGGAGGATGAGCCTGCTGAAGCCAAGGCGGAGTAAAGATATTTAGCTGTTTGAGAGTTGCCTGGATATCTGACATTGTGCCACGAATATAGAGTAAATTACCGGCTTTGATATGCCGATCGAAGATGACCTCTTCGCTCCACATATCATCTATGGCGAGCGGGGGCGCTTGAAGCGGCGACTGCGTGACTTTTTCTAGAAGAAACTTGTCGGTGCCGTGCTCGTAGTCGGCAACCGGTGTGCGTTGCTCTGCCTGCCACGCCGTATCCCAATTTGGGCTCGGCTGAATAAACCCCCAGTGTTTGCCCCACCGGACCACATGCTGTGTATACCGGCGTGCCTTGGCGTGGCTTATGTGAAACTCCTGGACTGCTTTGCCGCTATACGTCAATAGATACGACATTTGGTGGGGGCAGGGTTGTTATATTAATAACGTGCCGTTGTGCTTAAACCGGTGCCGCCGAAGCGGCAACCGGTTCTGCTACGCTAAACCGGTTACGGGTAAAATTTGAAGGCATTTAAGCCACGGCAGAATAAGACAAAACAACGATGTGGTGCCTTATTCTACAGCCCAAGGGTACAACCCGCAATGCAACGCTGCCCGCCGATCGTACCGAAGTCCTCGACTGTGATGCCGCCTGCGCCCTTCTTCGTCGTGCCACCGCGCCAGAGCTTATCGGTACCTTCAAATGGGGGGCTATAACGGTATATCTATTTGGCTACAAGACCGGCAAAGCCGGCACCGAAAATAAGCACGAGCTCCCGCCGCCGCACGACACGGTCCTGCTGTTTGGCGAGGCGCTTCTCTGCGCTACGCAGGGCGGCGCACTCATATCCTTTGATGCCGCTATGTTTAAGAACTTCTATAATGAACTCAACGGTGGGTTTGATGACCTAGATGAGGACGAAGATGATGCCGACGATGACGAGGAGGAGGACGAGGAAGAAGAGGAGGAGGCTGCCGTCGAAGAAGATGAAGAGGTCGTTGAAGAAGTGCCAGAAGACGAAGAGGAGGAAGCACCGCCGGTTCGCATTGTCAAAGTTGCCAAAGCAAAAAAGGGTTCTAAGAAGGTTCCCGCCTGGTTTTCTCTAGAAGAGCTGGTGCCCGAAGAGTATGAACTATAAACATTATAATTATTATACCTCCATAATCACCTGTTGGTCAAGTGGTAATCTTTTTGCTATAGCTGAATACTGTTCATCAATAAATTCATTGATCTCATCACACGTATTATATAGCCAATTTGTAATGGACTCAGAGCAATAGATAAATATATACAGCGCGGCGCTAAGAACGGAAATCATTGTCCAAAAGCCTAGCCAGAACGCATGGAAGTCAAACATTCTAGTGGCTCATCCGTCGTTTCGGTGGCGACAGACTCAATTTTTTCATCATAATAGTCGTCAATAAGAATTGGCTTGAACTTCTCTCTGAAACGGCGGACTTTACAGAGTGCCTTTTCAGACTTCATCCTGAATCCCTCGTGACAGCGTTTATTGCCACACCAACAGAAGTTAGTTTCAACAATTACCTTCTGCGTCCGTTGGCACACCTTACGGCGCGTTCCATTTGGCTTTGCTATAATTCGCTTATTTCCCATTTTACAAATTGGGATGCGGGCGTAGGGAAATTCAATTTTTGCCACTGAAGAAAAATGAAGTCTAAACACTCGGCACTATGAAGAGTCAAATGTCCGCTATTCGTGAAAAGGTTCGCGCTATTATTCGCAACCGTTGCGCAGCCCTTACCCCCGCCGAGCAGATTGACCTGGAAAAGGGAATTTTCAACTTCACTCTAGAAGACGCAAAGCGTCGTACTATTCGCCGCGTCTGGGAAAATCCTGAATTTCAAACATTATATGAGATCTGTGCGCGGCGGACCATCTCGAATATTGATTCAGGGTCTTACGTGGGAAATACTCGCCTGATTGACCGCCTGAAGGAGGGCGAATTTAAGCCGCACGATATCGCCGCAATGCCGTTTACCGAGCTCCACCCCGAGAAGTGGGGCAACTACGTGGAAATGTCGATTAAGCGCGAAGCGAAGATGTTAGAGGTGGATAAGTCGGCGGCGACCGATATGTTCCGCTGCTCCAAGTGCGGCAAGCGTGAGTGTACCTACTATGAGATGCAGACGCGTTCGGCAGATGAGCCGATGACCCAGTTTATCCGCTGCCTCAACTGCGGTAAGCAGTGGCGTCAATAAAGAGCGGAGAAAGTAGGATGTTTTTAACTTTACTCACTTATAATACCCACGGACTCCCCTGGTCACGGGATACCTCCGTGGAGATTTGCGAATGGCTCAAAGAGCGCCGACCGCAAGTCATTTGTCTACAAGAAGTGTTTGTCGAGGCGAATCGGCAATACTATAAAGAACACCTAGAACGCAACGGCTACCATGTGTTGATACCACGCGACGGCGGTGTGACTCTTGTGAATAGCGGACTTCTGATGGCTTTTTTGACCGTGCGGTTCGATTACGTGAGCGACTGTTTCTATCCGTATCTTGACTATCATAATGTGGAAATCTTCGCCAACAAGGGCTTTCATGCGGCAACAATTCGTGAGCGTATATCACGGCGCGTCGTTATTATCGCAAATACCCATATGCAAAGTGATACCGAACTCGAATTGATATTTGGACGAAAAGTTACGTACGATATACGAAAAGCACAACATCGGCAAATCTTGAAGATGCTAACAACACCGAACGCGGTGCTCGTCGTTGGTGATATGAACTGCGAGCGGTCGCCAGAACCGCTTATTCGGTATATGACACCCGTAGACGAAAGTCGGTTGAAAAAAGCAACGTTTTATTCAACCGGCGAAGACCTGGACCACGTCGCCTGGTTTCCCTTACAATGGGCGCGACCCAATTGTCAATTCTGCGATTTTGTACGCCGAGGACCGCGCCTTCTTGGTTGTCAGATCTTCCAGAAACCCTGGAGCGACCACGCACCCGTGGCGTTCTCTATCTTCCTGCCCCTGATGCTAAGTAAGATAGATTAGGATCGACCCATGCGATACGGGCTTTACGAGTTGCGCGGCGGTGGCGTGCGCGGCGGCGGCGGCGGGTTCTGCTGCGCATCTTATATCGGGGTACGAAAATATGTTGAATGTGTAGGGAATAATTATGAAATCTATGTTATTATGGTACATTATAGCATTCATAGTATGTATCGCTGTCATTGGGGTCTTTTATTACATTTCGCAGTCCGTCGACGAATGCCGTGTTCTCGAAACGATTCAAACGCCCAACGGAATAGTACAAATTGTCAATGACGAATGTAAGGAAGCCCTGCCACATACTACCGATAAAAACACGATTCGTATGACCAAAAGCATTTGGTCCGGCTCGCGCCGCAACGACATCCTTTTTCACGAACGCGTTCATCTCGAACAGAAACGTACGCCCCATGATTGGGCGGAATTCTATCGCCGCTACTGGGAATATGATATCTCGGCAAAACCACCCACCGATTTGCCCAGCCAGTATATCCGCAATCTCCGACCTAATCCCGATACTCGCGCCGAACCCTGGGCAACTTGGCGCCGACGCTACCTATTCTTCCCGAACTACGCAAATACCGCCGCTCCCTCACTTAAAAATGTACGCGTTCAAGTCTGGGATATACACGAGAAACGCGTAGTTGACGTACCCGCCGAGTGGAAAGAGATTTTTTGCCACGAAGATTCGTGTCCCTACCAATTTGAGCACCCGCACGAAATTTCCGCCGAATTATTAACCCAAGACAACCATTCCGCAGCGTCGGCACGCTTACAAACTTGGTGGAACGCAAATAAATCTGTCGCGCGAACTCCTTAAGTAGTCGGTGGCACAAAAAATGGAGATAAAGTTTAGGAATGGATGGTATTGAGGTGATCCCACCCGTAGCAACGAGTCCATTAGATTCTATGCGCGGGCGCGGGAAAAGTAACGGACTATCACACCAAAAATACGCAACATCCGAAAAAAAGCACCCGAAGGGTAATAAATCGATTGTCATTCTGGTACTACCTGAAAATACATCTAAGCCTATAGTAGGGCATAAACAATGAGAGGTAACCCTCCCAATGCGGCTATTACCGCATCAAGAGGTCTAGATTTTTATACTTATATTAATCACGCATGGCAGGCATCTGCGAAAATTAAGCCATACAATTCAAGCGTCTCGGTCAGCGACGAAATCGAAACCCGCGTTGAAAACGAACTCTTTGAGATTATTGATAAACTGGTAAAAACCAAACCCAACGACCCTTTCAGTCAACTTGTAACAAGTATTATAACACCTAAGTATCAAATAAATAATATTTATGATATCCAGCGACTCATATCATCATTTGAATGTATGAATAATCAGGAGGATGTTGCGCGTATGATTGGCAAACTAAATCGTATCCAAGCAAATGCGCCTATCAGTTTTATTGTCGCCAATGACCGCTATATTCCTAACAAACGCTGTATATATATGTACGAACCAAAACTCGGTTTACCCGAAAAACAACAATATAAAAAGGGTATCGATAACAAGGCTATCGCTTCCTATACCCACGTTCTCAAAGTTATCGGTCAGATGCTTCATATAGAAAGTTTGGAATCCGCCGTGGAGATTGAGGCGAGTCTTCTACCATATCTATCGCCCGAAAACGACCGCGAGGATGTATCCTTCTCCTATGATCCGCATACACTTGCTGAACTATCGCGTATATATACATCTATTCCTTGGAAAACGATAATGGTCGAATGGGGTATGACACCAGCGATGGCGGCAAATGCCACATACATCATCACAAACAAAAATTATGTAGAAGCATTGAATCGTATGTTTTTTTATTACTCTATGAAAACCTGGCGGGTCTGGATGCGCTCACAAACTATTGTACATTTTATGAAATATTTGCCATCTCCATTTGATGATCTCCACTTTCAGTTATGGAATAAACAGCTTCAGGGCACAACTGAAAAAATACCCCAACGATTCCTGATGCTCAATATTCTCAAAGAGAATATCCCTCATAATCTAGGTCGAGCCTATATCAATCACTCTATTTCTACTAAATTAAAGACAACCGCCCTTGCTATGGTTGAAAATCTCAGACACGCGACCATTATACGTATTCGTAATCTCAAGTGGATGACGGAAGAAACCAAAATAAAGGCAATCGAGAAGTGTAAGGCAATGGTTTTCCAGGTTGCCTATCCTGATAAGTGGGACGCTGAGCTCGATGAAGTGTCCATCGATGCGACCCGCCTATTGTCAAATCTAATCAAACTTACAACCTATGATACAAATCAAATGTTAAAACGTCTTAAAAAGGGTAAAATCAACGAAAAAGAGAACTGGGAAGACGGTGTGTTTGAAGTTAATGCGTACTATTACAGTGATAAGAATATGATGGTAATTCCAGCCGGTATTTTACAACCCCCTTTCTTCGACATCAAACACAGCCACGCCTGGAATTTCGGCGGAATTGGTGCCGCTATTGGACACGAAATTACGCACGGATTCGATGATGACGGACGCTTATATAATAAGACCGGTGTCATGAACGATTGGTGGTCAAAAAAGGATGCCGATACATATAAATCTATGTCCCAAGCCCTTGTAGATCTATTCAATAAGGCAACGTATATGGGCGGAAAAGTCGACGGAGAATTAACATTGTCCGAAAATATCGCCGACCTAGGCGGCGTCTCTATTGCGCTTGAAGCACTCGAAATGGAGTTCAAACAAGGCAATTATAATGATGCTGCTAAAAAGAAAGCCTATAAGGAATTCTTTACAAGCTACGCAGTCTCTTGGCGAAACAAGGATCGTGTCAAAAAAGCCGAACAGTCCCTTTTATTGGATAGACACGCCCCCGCACCGCTTCGAGTCAATCTCATTGTACGCCAGTTCGCCGAATTCTATGCGGCATTTGATATTAGTGAATCAGACCCCGGCTATATTCCTGTCGGCGAACGTATTCAACTTTGGTAAAGTTTCCCAGCGAGTCGCATTATAGAATGAGTAGATCATTGAGCCGCCATACCTCATATGTACTGTCAGGTAGCGGGCGCTTGATAATCATCGGCAAGCGTCGTGCCTCTAGTTCCATCTTCGCAATCTGATACGAATCGTTTACACCGGTTGGTACTAGAATATACGGTTTTGCTCCATTATTAATCTGACTCGCACGAAAGCTAATACACTTCGTCTTCTCATAATTCGTAAGGAATGGGTATGTTGTATGATTTGCGTCTAGAAGAGAAATGTCACGTAGAGACGTAATCATATCGGCAGAGAATACATCCGAGGACTCACCGGGTGCCTTAATTACTAGCCGTTCCTGAATTTGCTCCTCATACGGAATCCAAATCTCGGGATGTTGTTTGAAAAGCTTGACGACATCTGCCGCCTCCGCCCGCTGTTGCTCGGTCTGTTCCTCCTCGACCTCCTCTAGGATATCTCCCTCCTCATACTCCTCCTCCACAATCTCATCTTCAACTTCGTTGGCGTATTCGTCCATTGCCGATCTGTCCTCTAACACTCCTGAGAATTAAGGTATCAAATTTGTCGCGAATTTAAATAGCCCTTGGTAGGAAGAATTCAATGGACGGTCTAGACGAACTGTTATCATTCCCGAGTGGTACAGATCAAGACGGCGGCGCAATCGATGGTGCTTTTATTGTTCTCAAGCGTGAAGATGTAGATAAGAAAAAGACTGATAAGACGATTAATATTCATACTACTCCCATCGTTATGACGGATAATACACCCTCTGCCGTACCTGAAGTTGCCGAAATTTCCGCATTTATAGGAAGTACCGGCGTTCAGCCGAATTATATTCTAGCATTCAATGGCGAAGCGGTACGTAAGTTACTCACAAATCCTAATGATAAAAGCAAGGATATTAACGAACGTCTATTTCTGATAAAAACGGGGCAATCCTATAGCGGACTCGACCAACTTATAATCAAACAGGTCGCATTTTTATGCTTTTTTCACCATTTATTCTTTCTTGCGAAACTTGCCAATTATCCTAGCTTTCCTACATTTGCCGATTCATTCTCTGATAAGTTTACGGCAATTCAACAAAAAGTAGGTGAGCAGACGAAGTCAACAACGGAGATTTTTGGTGTGCCAACCGCGGATATTGTAACCTTCTGGGAAGATCTCAAAAAGGCACTTTCATTTGATACAAAAAATACGGTATTTACAATGTTAGAACTTATCAGCAAAACTCCTGAGGAGATCTACAACTATTTTATAGATACGACCTCCGCAAGTGCTGCTGCTGCGCCTGCTGCTGCTGCGCCAGCAGCCGCACCATCCGGTAGTATAGTCACCGCCCCTGGCGCCACAAGTATGACAACAAGCCAGGGATTTGCCGCCGCGTCGATTACATCAGGTTCCCAAGGTTCAAAGGCATCCCCCGTTGCTCCAAAGAAGCTTCTACCCGCCGATACTGGATTAATGCCTCAAGTAGAAAAAGTTATTGAAGGCAAGTTCGCGGCAAGCGGTCGCCCGCCTGCGCCAACCGCCGCCGCTATTGCCGCCGCAACCGGCAGACCGCAACGTGCCGCCGCCGCCGCAAGCCAGGCATCCACCGCCAAACTTGCCGCTTCTCTAAAGCCCAGAACAAGTGCCGCTACCAGTGAGCACGTCGCCACAAATCAAAATAAAGAGCCTACAGACGAAGAGCGTAAGGAAGCGGAAGCTCTTCAACAACAAGAGAATGCGAAAAAAGCAGCGGCATTTCAAGCTGCCGTTAGAGCTTCCTCTCTTTCCTCCATTAAAGAGGCTAATAAAGAAAACAATTCAAACAACAATGCGGATTCATTGACAACCCGCCTTAGTAAATAAAACCAAAAAATAAATTAGGGGAATGAGTTACGATTTGCGGTGCTTTGGGTGGGAATCTTGTATTATTCCACATACTCTCAAAGCAGTACAAACCCTCGTTCCCACATGGACCGATTTGAAAACACTACGTAAAAAGCAAGACGAAAACGGCGAGGATTTGTATTTATTAAGTAGTTTTTTCAAAGACCCCGTCTTCGGTCCCTATATGCCTGGCTATACAAGAGGTAAACGTATTGACGACGGTAGCTACGGAAATATTTATATAGGTACCCGCGGAATCTATATACCCCAAAATAATAAAACAAACGGAATTATACATCTTGAACGCGACCGCGTAATGGAGGAAATCTGTATTAAAACAGTGCGACTACGAATAACCGACGAAGAGCGAAACGGAAGCCCCCGTACTTGCCTCACCGCTTACAATGATGAACTTCGTAGCATTCTTGCCGAAGCATTTCTACACGCACTTGTACTCAAAGTGTTCGAAACGGCAGGAATCTCCCAACGCGCTCCTAAACTCTATGAAGTCGTTGGATATACACAACGTGGTCATTCTGCCAATTCACCAAAAGATATTGATTCTGTGTGGATGATTATGGAAATGCTTCACGGTCATACACTGGAACGTTATTTACGTATACATCTAAAACCGCTATATACCGACCACGATACAGTAACAACCAATGAAATTATTATACTTGATATTCTTTTACAACTTGCGCACTGTCTCTATATTTTACAAACCAAACTACGATTCAATCACCGAGATATAAAATTAAATAATCTATTTGTCCGCCATCATTCCGATGAATGGCTACGCGATTTAGATATAGAAGGATATGGTCACTATACCTGTAAAAAAGATATAACCCTGCTCGATTTCGGATTCTCTTGTATTGGCTGTCCCATTGATAATACCTGTATCATCAACGCAGGAAGTTGGTTTGATGAAGGTGATCTATGTTTCAAGCCAGGACGCGATTTATGTCAATTTATTTATGCTCTTCACGCATCCTATCCACTCTATAAATATGTATCCGCAAAATTCTATATATTTCTTTCAACCGCTATGATTGTAAATAATAACGGCGATACTGTGAATTTGCTATACGGTATTGATAAAGACGGTAAACTAAACCGAACGCCTGGTCACCCCGTTGTATTTGATGAAAGTATATATACATTTCTAAAAAGTGAAGATGTCTCTGTTCCTGGATGCGAACCTCTTAAATTCTTATCCGCTTTACGCGAATATCAGAGAATATAAAGCTCTCGATACTTGTATAAATAGGATGAGCTCTGCTGCGAATAAACGTATTATGCGCGATGTTGCGCACGTTACCGGACCGTCCAAAGAAACCCTTGAACGGACCGGTATTTATTTCCAAAGTGATGAAACAGATGTTTATCACGGCACTGCTATGCTTATCGGACAAAAAGATACACCGTACTACGGCGGTTACTATTTCTTTGATATTCGCTTTCCAGCCGATTATCCCTTTGCGCCTATCAAGGTAAAGACACTCACACAAGACGGAAAGACACGATTCAACCCAAATATGTATCTCGAAGGCAAGGTATGTCTTTCTATCTTGAATACGTGGCACGACGGACCCCAATGGTCCTCAGTCCAAACTCTAGAATCGGTACTGCTCGTAATGATGGCGGATGTTCTCAATGCGATTCCTCTTACGAATGAACCCGCCTACTATAATGCCGGTCTCAACGAGCAAGCCAAAATTTATAACCGTATGCTCTTTCACGCCAATGTCAAGACGGCGATTCTAACTATGCTTAATACGCCACCGCCGTTTGCCATACCATTTCTGGATACGATGCGGGCTGTATTTCTAACAAATTATAGTAATGTGTTGCTGGCGACGGAGGAGCACGAGGTCGCGTGGGACGGGCGGTCCGAAATGCTGGCGGTCTACGGAATGACGATGCGCTACGACTTCGCGCGGCTTGCGGGTGATCTACGGGCGGCAAAAATGATGCTGGAGAGCGCGGAGTCCGCGGGGAGTAAAAATTGAGCAACCCTTTCAGGGTATGTTGGTTGGTACAGTGATGGCTTCTTCTTCCGCTTTAAAGAAATTCCTAGAAGAGCGGCGTACAAATGGTGATGTGTACAGCCTGCTCGGTATGCCTGGTGCCGATATGGGCAAATACAATGTACAGGATGTCGAATACGACCATTTCCTAGAACTTGTTCACGAGTATATTAATGGACAGCCTCCGCGCGCACTCTCCCTTATTGAGCGCCACAAGGAGCATTCCCACATTTTGGTTGACCTAGACTTTCGCTACGGAGAGACGAAGGGCGGACCGCTTATTCGTCACTTCAATCACGACCAGGTTCAGACCTTCATCGCAATGTATATTGCGGCGATGATCTATTTCACGCGCGTCGAGGATCTCGAGGAGGACCTTGTCTTCTACGATATGGTGAAGCCGGCGCCCGAAACTGATAAGAACCAGCATAAGGACGGTATCCATATCCAGTGCCCTACGCTTAATACGCTGCCGAAGTTCCAGCACGCCATTCGCGGATTCCTGCTGAAGAATGAGGCGATTCTCAAAGTCTTCGGCAGCACGAATATGTCCAATACTGCCGAAGACTGCTTTGATAAGTCGGTGATTTCGCCCAACGGCTGGTTCCTCTACGAGTGTTGTAAGCCCGATAAGTCCCAGTATAATGTGGCGCATATCTGGAAGGTGGATATCGCGGATATTCAGGAGTCGCTCGGTGGCGTAGACCCTGATAACTTTGCGGAGCTTGTAGATATTGTCAAGGATATGATGACCGATGTGGCAATTCCTGCGTCGTCGCTGGAGATTATGAAGACTCTCAGCATCCGTCTAGGATCCACCGATTTGGTTGAGCCGGTTGTCCGTACGGTGCGCTCTGCCGAGTGGGAGACTTGCGTCGCATCAGGCTCTACAAACTCGAAGAAGCCTATTCGGCGCGCGACAGCTGCGGTGGCGCGGGCACCGACTACCGAGGGCGGGGCAGAGGATGGCGGCGAAGGAGCCGCCGAAAATGAACTGATTCCTGATGCGGTGATGATGAATGTACCGGTTGAGACGTCCGAAGAGGATATCAAGTTCGCATATCGCCTTTGTAAGGAGTGTATCAATCCCGAGAGGCGCGCGGGTGAATATTCCGACTGGGTGACACTCGCATTCTGCCTCAAGAATATCTCAGATACCGATGCGTCCTATGAGGCGTGGGTCGATGTGACTCGCCGCGTTGATGCGCACCATAAGAAGAAGACATATACCGACGACCAACTCCGCTCGCGTTGGAGCTATGTCAAGCTCAATGGTTCGCGCCGTCCCATCCGTATCGCCTCGCTCGTAGAGTGGGCGAAGGAGGACAATCCAGATAAGCTCCGTTCGATTCGTTCTGAAACGGTTACCGAATGGATTATCAACTACGCAAACGACACGCACGTGGATCTTGCTGAACTCGTCCACCGCCTCTATAAGCACGAGTTCCGTTGCTCCGTTGGAGCACGCCGTGGAATGCCTGAACTCTTCCACTACAACACGGAGGGAAGTAGCTGGAAACGTCTGAAGACATCCACTGAACTTCGCCTACGGCTTTCCAATGAAGTGAAGAATGAGATTATTCAAGCCATTTGCGAGATTGGTCGCCGTCACAACAATACGCCAACAACAAACGAGGTGGAACGTGACCGTGCCGATGAGCGTATGAAGAAACTTGGAGGCATCGCACGCCAGCTGAAAATGTCCGGATTCAAAGATAGCGTTCTCAAAGAGTCGCAAGAGCGTTTCTATGACGAGGACTTTACGACACGCCTCGATTGTGACCCTGATATCATCGGTGTGAGCAACGGCGTCCTTGTTCTCAACTATCACGAGCAGGAGGATATGAGTGATATGCGTGTCCTCTTCCGCAAGGGACGACCTGATGACAACATCAGTTTCCAGATGGGGCGGATGGAGCCTGACCTGGACCCTATTCCCTATGAGCCGTACAATCCCAGTGACCCTGAGCAGATTGCGCTAATGGGATTCTTCTCGCTCATTTATCCTGATGCCGACCTCCGCGAGTATGTTATTACCCTACTTGCCAGCTGCCTTGAGGGACGCAACAAGGAGCAGAAGTTCTGGATTAACACGGGCGGTGGCTCAAACGGAAAGTCGATGCTCCAGACCCTGATGGAGTACACGTTTGGCGATTATCAGACATCGCTCCAGACGACCGTTCTGACCCGTAAGCGACCCGAGTCCGGTGCCGCGAATCCTGATATGATTACAACGAAGTGTAAGCGCTACATCTATATGGGTGAGCCTGACCCAGGCGAGAAGCTCAACACGTCCCGTATGAAGCAGCTGAGCGGCGAGGATCGTATTGAAGCCCGCGGACTCTTCTCAGACCAGGAGAAGTTCAACATGATGGGCAAGATGTTCCTTTCGTGTAACGACCTTCCGCCTATCTCCTCAATGGACAATGGTACGTGGCGCCGCATTCGCGTCATTCCTCACATCAGCACCTTCAAGGATCCTGGCAGTCCTGACATTGATCCATCGAAGCATATTTACGAGAAGGATATGCGTCTCAAGCTCAAGCTCAAGAACTGGCGTGTGGCATTCCTCGGACTCCTTGTTCACTACTACAATACGAAGTATCTGCGTGAGGGTCTCAAGGAGCCGCCCTGCGTCCTGGCAGCCTCCAACAAGTACAAGGAGCGCAACGATGTCTTCATGTCGTTCTTCAATGAGCACTATGTCAAGCAGGCGGATGCGGGACCGGTGTCACTCAAGCAGGTACGGATTGACTTCCGCGAGTGGAAGAAGAAGCTTGGACGTGATATTGATCTCAAGGAGACTCTGCTTGTGGAACGGATGAAGGCAGAGTGTGGTAACAACTCCACCGACAGGGAGTTCTACGGCATTGTGCCAATTGAAGATACGGAAGAGGACCTCAGCGGTGCGACGGTAGCGGTGACGGCTGCTCCTGCGCCTGCGGCTTCTACTCCTCCAGTTACTCCTCGGCAGACTGTAATCCCAACAAGGCGATAAGGGTCTGCGTCAGCGGTTTATCTATTTTTTTGCTCGGCATCTGTAAATGAATAAAGACGAACTCTTTACAAATTTTGTAACAGTACTCATCTTCGGTGAGGGTCAATCGATTGCCGCCGAGCCCCTCAAAAAAGCGTTCAACGCCTGGAAACGTAAATTTCTGGTCACACCCAACCTCAAATACGAGGAGATGCTCGATGTGTTGAGTAAGCGCGCCGGCGTTGTTCGTGCCGATACACATCTAACCGGTGTTGGTTTGCGAACCAAAGAAGTCAAAGAACTCGACTTAAAAAAGTATATTATGCGCTAGGGCTGGGTAGCGGTAGTGGAAAACATACATATATTCAACGAATATACTTATGTTCTATGGGGCGGTTATCCGTAGTAAGTAATCAGCAAGTAGCACGTAATCAACGCAAGAATAACACCGATGCTGCCACTGATAGCACGGAACTTAAGGGACGAATTCGGCTGTAATGTAATGAGTGCCACGTGCGCGAGGAGAGAAAAGGCGACCAGTGCCGTAATCCAAAAGGTGAGCATCACCTTATCATCGCTTGTTTGGAATCCAAACACGTGCCACGGCACACCATTCGTCGGTTCATTATCCAAGAAGTCGCGACGGTATTTACGTTCGTCGTGCTCAATCTTTATCGCATCTTTTTGCGACGTTTCTAATTCTGTCTTGAGCTCAGCCTCATAATGCTTGAGCAATGATACAGCCTCCGCGAGGTCATTTCCCATCTTAAATTTATCCTGAAGATCATTATCTAATGTATTTTGTCGGGTTCGATATTGATTAATAAATTCACTGTTTTCACGCGATAATTCGCGTGCTGTCCGGGTGAGTTTTACACTAGGATCACATTGATCCACCGCATTATTTGCCGTATTTAATTGATTTTCTAATGTCGATACCTGAATCTTATTCGCCTGGCACACTGAAACAGGATCTGGAGTTGCGCTAACATTACGCGCCTGTGTAAGAGAAATCGCTTGTGAAACGGGCGACGTTGGACTACATCCAGGAGCACATTGGGGCGGTGCCGATTGCTGATTACCCATCCTTATAATGGTTCAACATTTAGCCTATCAGGCATCGCATACAGAATGTATTTGATCTATTAATGTTGTATTACTATCTTCAAACTCTTGTAACTGATTCATAGCTCCTATGCCTATATTTGTCAGATCGTTATTAATATTTGATCCGCACTGTTCTATCGTATTGACAGTCGCCGCAAGAGCACTCTCGATATCCTCAACCGTCTTACCAAGAGTATCAGGGCAGCTCGGGGGTGGTGTAGGACCAGCCTTGGGGAAGCGGCGACGGTGCCAGAGCTTGACGTCGCGCGGTCCCTCGGTGTAGTAGTACTTGTACAGACCGACGCCGGCAACACTGAGTCCGAGCAGACCGTAGAGAAGACCGGCAAATCCCACAGTAATCATACCCTTCTTCGTCAAGTACATCACGATTGCCGCCGCCAATGACCCCATAAACACAATTTGTAAGAAAAACAGGGTCTCCAGCTTATCATAATTATACCATTCGTTAATCTCGAACTGACGCTTCGAATTTTCCTTATCCCGTTCAATCGAGCTTTCAATTCTACGATTGTTTTCTAGCATAACTCCTGTAATCGCATTTACATCACCGGAGCGAGTCTTATAGAAATTTACATTGTGATGCATATCCATATAACGACCTAAATCGATTTGCGCCTTCTGAAACGCGCTTTCCTTGCGTGTCTTAACATCCGATAGAATCGCACCAATATTCTTCTGTTGAAGTTGGCTGTAACCAGCAGGATCCTTGCGTAACCCTGTAGCAAAATTTAGACGTTCTAATTGCTGATCACGAACGACGGCAGCAATCGCTGGATTCTTATATGTTGTCATTCTTCTCTGTAATGTTAAAATACTTTTATCTATTTTTCATTATAGAAACTCACAAGAGACTATGTGTTCTCTCGGGGGTTTTATAGAGTAGATTAGACCGGGATTTATGCTCGCTGGTAAACATAGAATATTGCACCAAGCGCTAAAATATTCAATGCCGTCCATACCACAATCCGGTTATTTGTATATTTGTTCTTCTCCTCTGTATAACGTACCATCTCCTTCTGCGTTGTAAGAATCACATCATTCTTATTAAGGAGATTGTAGCCTTTATTTAACTCAGCAAGCTTCTTATTAATATCAATATTCATAGTATCAATACCCTTCTTCGACACCATAATATTGCTGACACGCGCCTGCGACAGATAGCTGATTACCTGAAGAACGCAATTCGCACGCTTATTCAAGGTTTGCGTAATTTCAAGATAACTATTCGCCTGCTTGGCATCAGTTGCCTGACGAGCCGTCGCCGCCTGTAAAAACTGGTTCAGAGCATACATATAGCGCGAATCATACCAGCAGAATTCCTGTTGTAAATTCGAATATAACTTATTATCATTTGCCATAAGCGCATCCATATCATAACCGCCATCGCTATTCATCTTAGGTGTAGGGATTAAACCAGCCTTTATGAGCGAGTCAACGTGCGACGTAATAGCAGCACTTGTAACAAGTCCAGTCTTCGGGTCAACCGGAAGACTATCACTCATAACACCCTTGCCTCCATTACCGGTCCACGTCTGTAATAGAAACGCGGGAGTCTTTTTAGAAGACCGATCAATTTCGGGACACGATATGACATGATTGTTTCCAGGCATATCTCTCTGTCAAAACCGGATTTTTATTTCTTGGCGCGAAGCTTCAATGCGCCGCCAGCGATCCTTCCGTAATTGGTTGATTCATCAAAAAGCGAGGTGGGTGGCGCATTGCCAGAACCTTTTGTACTTAGTATTGATGTCACAGTCCTTGCCGGGGAATTCTTATTTAGCATAACTAAATATCCTATAGTCGCAACGGCGATTAACATTAATACAGTTGATGCCGTATATAATATACCTCGTGTATTTGGATGAAGGGGACGCCATAATCCTAGTACTGAGCTGTGATAGTCTGCCGCATATTTATCCTTCACATCCGCTGCCTGTTCTTTACGTAGCTCGGCAAGTTCTCGCTTTTCCTTCATATCCTCACGTATAAATTCTACCTTCCCCTTTGCTGTCTTTACAAACTGAGAAATAGACTCACGTTCGCGTTCAATTGTCTCAATCGTTTGATATAACTGTGAATAGTAATTGTTCATTTCTGATATAAGTTGCTGGACACGGCTTTTACGCGCAGAATCGTTTTGTTGGGCGCCAGGAGTATTATTTGCCAATGCTGTAATGTTATTTTGGTCCACAATTTGTGAATATAATGATTCTAATTCAGAATTATGCCCATTCAAAAAAGCCCTAAAATCCTGTTGCGAAGGCAACTCCATATTCCTACGTTTTCAGGTGGTTTTTATATTACACAAATGCGATATCCGTCCACTTCACCGCATGTTTCGGATCCACGCTTAGAATGTACTACATCACCGGGCACTAACCCTAAAACTCTTGCCGCCATATCTACGTGATAAACAATATGTGGCAGATTCTTCTTTGATTTGAGATGTAGACGCTTTACTAGCTCGGTCACCTCCGTAGCAGATAGCTTTTTAAATGTAGGCTGCATAACGTGGTGTAACGGATTACTAATCAGATTCTTCATATTGAAGTAACTGACACGCGCCTTACGGGTTGCCCACTGCTTTGCCGCCTGCGCATCGAACACTGGGTGAAAGGGTTCGGCGAGCATAATCATTATTGTATCCGTCTCAGGATTATAATGTTCTGGGGTTTCTTCATTCCATAGAGCATTTGTATCGGTTTCAACACGGAGGCGGCACGCATTCTCGACCCAATAGAGCACAACAATCCGCTCTGGTGGAGCATCATTGGTAGAGCCGGGCTTTGTTGCGACAATCTTGAGCAGCGGAATCAGGGCACTCGTCGTGGCGACTTTGAGAATTTCCTCGGGGCTCGTATTTTCGTAGCTGGCTACATCATAGCCGCGGTCCTTCAGGACCTCTAAGATAGTAGGTCGTGAACGGATAATCTGGTCAATCGTATCGGCTTCCATCTGACTCTATTTAATTATCTGTGTTTAGATTGCGTTACTGCCTCAATTTTTAGGGCTTCGTCTTTGTTGCGACTTTTGATGTTACAACAAGTGATGTATCTCTGTCAGCCTTTAAATTTTCATTACTCTCCTTACTATCATCATCGCTCGTCTCTTTCTCGCTCGTCTTATCCTCACTGTCCTCTTTATTCTTCAGTGCTGCGACTGCTTCTGCTGCCGGTGTGTCTGCCGCCGTCTTCATACGCTGATACGCCACCGACTCATACGGATGAACCGGACCACTTTCATCTTCATCATATCCGTATAAAAAGATCATACATGTTGGTCCATATTTATTAATTTCGTCTAATAAATCCTTTTGTGTATAGCACGCCTTTTGCCCCTTATTTAATGTACATACACCGGCACGCTCCGTTACATACATAGAATCAATGTATGAATAGAGTTTCTTGCTTGTATCTGCTTCAACTCTACGCGTCGGCTCACAGTCTCCATCATCATACATCACCACAGCAGTATAATGTCCTTTTCTATCTCCTAGTCTTCCTAACATAACTCCTAAAAACTCCGGTTTCTCAAGTTGCGACGGCAATAACTTAATCATTTCGGCAAGATATATGGCAGGATCATTCTTATATATAGATTCATCGCCGCTCACATCGTTAATTGATGTAGTAAATCCCTTTAATCCCAATATATTTCCCCATTTTGTGAATATTTCAGGTATAATATTTCCATCAGGTTGGCATACAGTGCCCTCAGTCGCTATTGTTTTTTTCTCTTCCGCTAACCATTCCGTTTTATATACTTTATCAAGTTCTTCACGATTGACATCGGTTACTTTACCCGTGCCATCAACTGTAATATATTTCTTATATTTTGCTCGTTCTTCCGCTTGTTTTTGTTGTAATGACTTAAAAGACGCAGTGCGCCCATCCTCAATAATTTTGCGTATTTCGGCATCCGTTCTACCCTTAAATTTTGACTGGGCTCGTTCACTGCTTCCAACTGGAGGTATTTTTATATCACTTGATTCAGGTTCTACATCTTCTTGAAGTCTTCGTATTAAGGAGGCTAATAATCCAGGATATAGTTTAGCAAGTCGTTGGTTTAATTCATCATTTTCATACTCCTTACACGCCATAACCAGATTAATCTGTGTTCCTTGTTTTTTAGCGTGTGCCGTCGCATCCTCTCCCGCCGGTACTGTCGGAATATACAACGTCTTTTTCTTCGGTTCCCACACAAACTTTTCCTCTTGTAACACGTGATTAATAGCGTGTTTGCCACATAATGCGGCTTTTTGTTGTTCGCGATACGTAGCACCGCCACGTTTCGCCAATTTTCGGGTATATCGCCTTGGCATCCTCTACTCAGGCATCTATTTTTATAACCTTTACATCTGCGTCCGAGGACGGCTCTACCGCATCTGGAGCGACTACCTCCTCTGCCACAGCTGCCGCACGACCGCCCTTCATACTAGACCGCCGCGGTCGTATCTCCGTAGTTATTGAAGCCGGAGTTTCAACTTTAGGTTCGGCTGTCGGTACTTCTGTTGTTACAGGCGAAGGCTCACCGTTTACTGCCCGTGCCGACAACGCATCGACCTCAGGCATAGGCGCGCCCTCGGCAATTAAAGGGTTATCTCCTGCTTCACTGATCACCGTCGGCACTGACTCTGCGGGACCAGCCATATTCGGCGTAGGCGCACTGACCTTCACAATCTTTACATCTGATTCCGATGGTAGAGGTCCTACAGTGTTAGTATTCTCTGGAGTCGGAGTGGGTGTGGGAGTGGGTGTAGGTGTGGACGATTCCTCAACAACCTCCAACTTTGGCGGACCGCCAGGCATAAAATCAAACATCGCATTCGCCGCTGCCTGCTCCTTCGATATAGACGTTGCGTCAGACGTTGGCGGTATAGATGTCGGCGTAGCTATAGACGATTCCTCCTCTGGTGCTGGTTTTCCAACAATTGTTGCTATAACTGTCGATAGAATATCCATCGGCGGGGGCGTCGGCGTAGACTCAAATACACCTGTACCCGATGGCAGATCGCGGAATGCCCGCACGTGTTTCTCCGTCAAAAACCGTACACTCGTATTCGCATACGTTGTCAACTCCTGCTCCAGCAACTTGAGCGCATACGGTACCTCAATCTGGCTGAACGTCGTACGGGATTTCTTCACCGGCAGCACCAACCCCAGTGTATCCGCCGTCTCGCCCTGGAACGTCAGCGGTCCGTCGCACGTTGCGCATACAAACAACTTCTGCGGTTCGTTGTAAATTGGAATCGTACCACAACCGTTACAAATCCAGAATGTTGTACCGTCTGACCGCTTCATCATCGACTCCTGTAAGAACTCCGTAACACCGTGCGCAATGAGCGCATCGCGTTCCATCTCGCCAATACGCATACCGCCCTCATTGCCGCGACCCCCCGTTGGCTGATGTGTGCGAATCTCCTTACGACCCTTCGCTCGGCTATTCAACTTATCCTGTGTCAAATGTTTGAGACGCATAAAATACAGCGGTCCCATAAATACCGACGAGGTAAACATCTTACCCGTAATGCCACTGTATAAAATCTCCTCGCCTTCACGTTGAAATCCCAGTGTTTCCAACGCATCGCCGATTGCCTTGAACGACTGCTCGTCGTTCATAAATGACGTCGCATTCATCTTGGCGCCCATCACCGCTCCTAGTTTTCCGAACACTTGCTCCAACAGCTGCGCAATCGTCATACGGCTAGGAATACAGTGGGGATTCACCATCACATCCGGTACCAGACCGTCTGCCGTTCGCGGCATATCCTGGGCATCTAACAACATACCCATAGTGCCTTTCTGACCGTGGCGGCTCGAGAACTTATCGCCGAGTTCTGGCACGCGCTCCTCCAAAATTCGCACGTGAACCAGTCGCATACCATTTGCCTGGTGGAGCACCGCCACTTTATCAACCCGTCCATTCGTAAACACGGTCGGCAATACTGATGCGTCCGTGACCGCACCTGTATCAGGACTCGTCAGATACATTCCAACGAGCACCGACTTATCGTGGATGCGCGTGCCCTCGCGAATAATTCCCTCGTCATCGAGCGCCGAGTAATCATAACCAGGTTTGAGGTCCGTCCACGCCAGAACCGTTCGCGGGTTGCCGATACGATATACCGCCTTGCTCATCGGATCCACCTCCTCCGTCGCCGTATACGACCGCAGAGACAGGCTGCGGAACAATCCACGCTGTATACTTGTTCGGTTGAACAGGATACCATCGTCCTGATTGTAGCCGTTGAACGAATTAATACAGAAGATAATATTGCTGCCGTAGGGCATCGCGCCGCCGCCCACCGCCTCGTGAACAATCGTACGTGCTAACGCCCCTTCGCCGTAGCAGAGCATGCTGCCGTACGTATCAAAGCGATTCTCATAATTCGTCGCATAGTAACCAATACCCTGCTTGCTTTGCGAACAACTGAGTTGATTACGCGGCGACTGGTTATGATTCGCAAACGGAATCATTGAGGTGAGGAGTCCCATCATCGACGAGGGATGAATCTCGGCGTGAGTATGTTGCGGTGTCAGGTCCGCCTTATTTCCGTACCAGCTCACATATGCCTCATTGCCCTCATACGGGTCAATATACTCAATCGCGCCAATATGCGGCGCTAAAGCGTTATCATAATCGGCAAGCGTGACCGGTAGGTCTGGATCCGGCATCCCATCAGGGGTCGCCAGCGGATCCACGAACTTCGTAGAATAAATGCCGAGATCCGCGGTGAGCGGCAGCGTTCCGCAAATAAGGTCGCGCCAACTGGGTATAGGCTTCGCTGTCGCCGCCGCCGGCCAAGTACCGCCTTGTGCCAGATGCCATAGCGGGCGCAGCGGACGACCGTCATCCAAATAAATACGCACGCTATTATCCGCCGTATTAAATGATACCGACGCGGTCGGCGGCAGGCACGCCGTCCATTTCATCAACTTCAACACTCTTGTCAGCAATCCAGGGTCGACGGAAAATCCAATAGTGCCACCATTGATTTGAACAGATGCCGCCGTTACCACTACCGCACGCGTTGCCGCCGCAACATCTGTCACCCCGCCGCGGGTGAGTAACCAATTCATCAATTGGTTCGCAGGAGACGCAATACTAATTGCCGTCAAAATACTTAAATTCTTCGTGGCACCAATATGCGCACCCGTCGGCGTCTCACTTGTACAGAAATATCCAATCTGACTCGGATTCAGGTGACGCGGTCCTACTAACTTCATCGACGTATCAAAGTCGCTCACCACACGGCGAACGTGACTCATCGCATCCATATATGAAATGCGGGCAAGGGGCTGAATCACACCGCTCTTCATATTATATTGGTTCGTCCCCCACTTGCCGCGGAATCCGCGTAATATACTATCATTTAGAGCCGATGAAGCAAGAATCTTTGCGATATTACCAGGGCTGAAAATATTCAGGAAATTCTCATCCGTATAGAGACTCTTATTGTAATTATAGGTTACATCAACTTGTAGACGCACCGCCTTCTTCCAGTCCTTCCAGCAGTCTGAGAAAAGTCCGCGCAGCAATGTGCCTGTCGGCAGCAGACGCTGATTGCGAATATCATCACGATTCGTATTCGGTTCCATACGCATCTCAACGCGAATCATACGACGTACGAGTTCGGCGAGATACTGGGCGCGGGCTAATGGGCGGTCCGGCACGTGGCTGAATAAATGCGTATGTAAGATATCTAGGACGTTTTCTATGATAAATCCCTTCGTCAACGTACGAATAAATTCAATCGCCTGCATTTGTGATATAATCGGATGGGCATCCTGAATACTCGCAATAAGGGTATTTTCCATAGACATCGTCGCAGATGATGATGTATCGGGTAAAATCATACGTACAATTTCCTTATCAGAGATGACACCGAGGGCACGGAAAAGCGCGAATAGTGGTATTGCGCCCTTTACAAAGGGGATGCTTACACGAATAACACCTTCATCGTTTGACCGCGACGCATGAAGGCGGTAAATACCCACACGTCGGGTCTGCTTTGTCACCGGATGTTGGCAAATAACCGACGCATATGTTGCGATCTTATCATCCGTAGGCGGCTTCACTGAAATATAAATGGAGTTAAACGCCTGTTCCTGACGTGTGATAAGCACACGCTCCGCTCCGTCTACAACAAAGTATCCGCCCGCATCATTACGGCATTCGCCCATCTCCATCAGAAGAGATTTTGGCGCATTATATGTTGCGCATAGCTTTGACCGTAGTAGAATTGGAATACGGAAGAGATTGAACTTCTCAAATTTCAGATCACGTACCTGTTTCGTATAGACAACACCGCCCTCGCCGACAGTAGGATTTGTAAATGTTAGACGAATAAGGATATCCGCACGGAAAGTTGCCGCATATGTGAGAGAACGAATACGGGCTTCGTTCGGAAACATACGGCGAACTGTTGTGCCGGCATCTAGTGTGATAATCGGCGCACCGACATCGAGCGCAAGGTTCTCAGGAATGTCGGCTAAACCACCAATGAAGATTTCCGTTTTGTATTTATAAATACCCTTCTCAGCATCAATCGGTTCCTTAAGAATTGTAATAGGATTCTCGGCAAGAATTAATTCGGGAAGTTCACGAAAGATAAACGCCTCATACGATTGTATGTGATGCGTAGTAAGAAATGTATTCGGGTTCGCATCAAAATAACGTTGAAAAAGTTCCGGGGCGCTATCAGCTAGCGAAGGGGCTACACCAGAGCCTGGTGGCTGACAAATACCTGGTTGCTGGCTCATACCTCTCTGTTTGTGTATAGACCTTTCCTTAGCCCGCGTTCCGCTTTGTGATCCTTGTTCAACAAAGACAACAAACCAAATATAACGCTAATTTAGTATTTCGATAAAGGTGTAGGATTGTATGATATAGGACTATTTATCATCGCAAATCCCGTATTAATATGCGCAATGTGAGTATTTTGAGGGGCACCATTTGACATATATGCCCATGTCTTATCTTCAGGAGGAGGCGGAGCGGGATAATTATTCGGCTGCGCACCAGTCAATCCAGCATACGTGGTTTGTAAAGAATTCGGGTATACCGTCGAAAGAAACGGACGGTTAAATGCTTCTAAAAAACTACCACCGCGATGCCGACGTGTACGCCGTGCAAACGCAAGACCCCTACGCGTCGACTTGCGATTCGACTTACGATGTTTACGATAATTCGAACGGTGTGTCTTACGGTTCATTATCTCCCTATTCTAGAAATGGAAGTTAATTCTTTGTAGTTCCTGTTTACAAGAAAAGCAAAGATTGATTTACATATAGAGTTTAGACGCCAGTATATGGTTTGGGTGACGACGTTGAATATAGCGACGGATTTACAATATTATTAAAATCCTTTGTAATACTTGTTACATGCTGCGGAGATATAACACCCGTAGTACCATTGCTTACATAATTCCAAGTCGCCTTCTCAGGTTGTGATGGCGCAGGATAATTACCAGGCACTTCGCCGGAATATCCCATATACGAGCGCTGTAAAATATTCGGGTAAACCGTAGAAAAAGCAGGTCGGCTAATATCATCTAAAGTCGGGGGCGCCGCTCCAATCACGCTCGTATAACCATTACCTAACCAGCTACCAATCGTATCAAATACATCACCGCCACGCTGTCGGCGGCGCATAGTGCGAGCCTTGCCGCCCTTACGTCCCTTACGAGTATTACGCCCCTTACGGTTGCCGCGGCGTCCGCCAACCTGATTCGAACCCATATTCGCAGGGACCGTTGGCCAGAACTCCGTCTTATTACCGCAACCCAGCGTGAGCGCACTCTGGAAGTATACATCCAAATCCTTAATCGAACCTGGATCGGTATCGACTTCGACAGGAAAACGACCATAGACCGAAACATTCGCGCCGGGTGTCATCACGTAATTCAACGGGGCACCTACACCACCGCGCTGCCCCTTACGTCCGCGACGAGACTTCTTATTGCTCTTGTGACCGCGTGTTGATTTAGAACGCATCTCCCTATAATGTGCGGCGAAACTCTTTGCGGATACTTCCGTCAAATCCGTTCCAAAAAGCGCGTGCCACTTCTTACGTAAAGCATCCGTATTATCAGAACGACGCGCAAATGTATCAAACGCCTTTAATTTATGTTGAATGCCCGCAATAGATGGCATAGTAAATCAACTATCCTTGATTTACTATGATATTATAAGTTATCTACGCGCTGATATTTCCCGTACGCATAACTTCCTTAATCCGGGAAACAGCGTGTTTCGCTACACTAGTGAGACCGCCGCCTACAGTTGGCAAAACAGGTAAAATAGGCGCCGGACCTACATACGCCGTATTATTCTGGCTAAAATACCAGAAACCAACAATGCCAAGAACAGCAATAAAGAAAACAACGTTCGAGGCACTATTACGTAGTGTATACTTCAGGGTATTACGCTCGTATTCTTCGCCTCTGAATTCAGAACGATGAATCCATACTGCGATTAAAAGCATTGCGCAGCACGCAATAAAAAACGTAGGAGGAGCTAACGTCGGGAATACAACCGCAACGATCACTACAGCAATAACGCATACAACAACTCCGAACAAATGTAAGTTAGTTACACCATTATTGAACTTCATTCTATTTATCTATTAGATTTTCTCAATCAAGTCGACGTGTGTCAGCAATGTCTTCTTACAGCAATAGCGAGTTAGCTGAAGTTCATCAAAGACTACAGACTCTGGTGTCTTTGGAATCTTCTTTCCATCAAAACACGTTGGTTCAGCATATCCTGGACCCTTCATTTCACGTAGGCGCTTTTGATAATAATTCCACTTGTCAGCGAGCAGCTTTCCACAGTTCATACAACGCACAGGAATAAGCATTTTGGTGAAGACCTCTGATTATCCCGGGTATATTACACACGACCTATCAAATTTTATGACTTCACGCGTTTAAATCGTAATAACCTAATCGTTTCACCAAACATAAAGCGTAATGACCTCAGTCACGAATCCTCGTGGATTAAACTATAGCATCGGCAACGGACTGCGCGCCGAGTTCAACCGTGTCAATACCCTAATCTCCACCCTAGAGGAGCGCCTCAAGGTTCTTGAGACGAAGGGCGCCATTCAGGGTCTCCCTGGACCTGCGGGTCCTGCCGGACCTGTTGGTCCCCAGGGTCCTGCTGGTCCTCAGGGTCCCAAAGGCGATCCTGGATCTCCAGCTAGTTCGTAACCTCTATCCCTTTGTTATTAACTTGAGACCTTCCGATGTATTTACCCATCCCTGTATTTCTAACAATCCGGAGTGATGTCTCTGATGGCAGTTTTCGCATAATACAACTAAGTTCGACTTAGTATTCTTATGCTGTCCTGGCGCGATGTATCCCTCAGTGTCGGCGGCGGCTTGTGGAATAATATGATGTACTTCGAGGTTATTGGTTCCGTCGGCGCCGCATACCGTACATCGGCTAACGACTACAGATGGATTATATCGACTGGTGTGGGCTTTGCCGTCAGCGGTGAACATTCTCTTTCGCAGAGTGGTCGCGAGGGCGAGGAATTCGGCATCCATATCCAGACCGCGGCAGACTTCCAACCCGTACATCGGCGAACCGGCACCGGCACGAAGAGCTCGGTCATAAATGAGTGCTCCCGTGGTCGGATCGGAACAAACGGATAAATGATATGGGCGGACTTTTGGATCATTGGCGATGTCTGGGATTTCTGACAATTCGTGTAAGTGAGTGGCGAAGAGAAAGTGGGCGCCGCGGCAGATGAGGGTCTGGATGCCGGCGGCAACAATCGCCGTGGCTGACGCGGTCTCCGTGCCGGCGCATAACTCATCGCCGATGACCAGCATCCTGGTGGCGGCGGATCGTAAGATACTCCGAAACTCCGTCATTTCTACCACAAACGAGGACATCCCTGCCCAAAGATTATCATTGCCGAGAATGCGGGTATAGAGACCGGTATAGGGTATCAGGGTCATAGCGGTGGCGGGAACGGGGCAGCCGATTTGTGCCATTAAAACGGCAAGACCGACCGCCTTGCCCAGCGAGGATTTGCCGGCGGCGTTCACTCCGTAAAGAAGGAGACCATTTGGAGCGCTGGCTGCCCCGCCGTCGGCGCCCTTGGCAAATTCTCCGAACGCCAGCGAATGAGGAATATACGGAGTAGCGGTCCTGACCCGTTCAATGATTGGATGGCGGAGTGCTGTGACCGTGAATCCCGCTGCGGTATCATTTTGGGGTTCTACGTATTCTGGGCGAACATATCCGTATTCATCGGCGAGAATAGCAAACGCACATTCACAGTCGAACTCGCTTACCCAGTTTACCAGAATTTCGAACAATCCTGCGGATTGGGAGGTGCGGACCCAGGTCTGCCAATGCGTGCGCCATTTTGCGGTGGTAGAGGCAATCCATTCGGCGCGGAGGGCAATTGCCGCCGTATTTAGCTCGCTGAGTCGCGTATTTTGTACAATCACCGCCGTTGTACTTGTTGCGCGCTTTATAATTTCAAATCCGCACGTTTTCTTCGTACCTTTGAATAAGCCTTGTAGTGACGTCGCACGCCGTTGTGTTGTTGTAAACGTAAAAGGGGCGTCGTCCTTGATTGTCCAATTGATAACATCCTCTTCCTTCAGATGTTTCTCCCAACTTTGTTTGAGTCCCAGAGCTTCCATTTCCAGCGCGGTCCATTGGTCTTCAAGATGGTCGAGGTCCGGTTGTTGTCCGCGGACCCAGGGGTGGAATGAGCCGACCGCCGGTGCTGCCCTTCCACCACCTCCTCCACCTCCTCCACCTCCTCCACCTCCGCCCCCCTCGCCGATCTGTCCGCAACTTTGCCGAATTCGCACAGCGCTCCATGTGGTCAGAACTTGATTGATATGTTCTAGAACCTCTCCGTGTTGTTCGACATCCAGCCCGCAAGGAGTTGCCGCGGTGCTGACGAGCAAATCGCGACAATGTTCATACGTTGTGAGAAGGCATAGCAAGTCCTGGCTGCCGGCTTTGCCGAGCGCGAATCGGCGATAAATTCTCGGCAAATCGTACATTCCCTTAAGATGACCTAGGTAGGCGGATTTATCTTTAATGGCGCGTAACACTTCAATCCGTTCCTGGCGACTGTTGAGTTCCTCAGTGTCGGCAATCGGCGTCAGACAACGCTCTCGCAGAAAACGCCGACCCATTGCCGTGGTCGCCCGTTGGAGCCAATGAAGAAGGGACTCGTGTGACCGCGACGAATTTGGTGAAATCATGGCGAGCTGCTCCAGGGCGGCATTGCCCAAAATGAGATAATCTGCCGGCTCCCAAATTGTATGAGTGCTCAGCCGTTGGAGAAAAGAGGCATTGTGGTCTCGGATAAATGAGAGGAGGTGGAAAAGAGATCGGCGGACCTGAGGGTGGCGAGTCAGGTCCAGATGATCCTCGACCGAAAGCGCAGAAGTGGGCTGGTAGAGATCTTTGAAAAATTGGATCCGCAACCGATCTGCGCCCACCCCTGATTCCTCCTTTTTGTCTAGGGTCCTAATGTGGAGGGGCGGACGAGGCTGTTTGCCCCCAAGCCCCAAAATTTGGGAAAAGACCGCCGAATCTGGCAGGGGCTGCTCGGCGCCGGCTGACCACCAGACCACCGCCTCCGCCGGCGGATACATGGACAAAAATGGCTGAATAGCATCGCAGACCGCACGGTCATCAATCAGTGTCAAATGCGCCTCCGTACTCACGGCTTCCCCCGTATTAATATTAAATGCCGAAACTGCTACGTACCACCGCTGCTGCGCTCTGGCGGCAGCATCTTTGGGCTGGTAGGTGTACGGCTCGATATACATACCAACCATACACTGCTCTTCTGCGCGAACCGTCAGTGCGCCCTCCGCCTCAAAATACGTACCAGGACTACTCACATGATCGATGTCACGGCTCACCACTTTATCGGTCCCATCTTTCGTTTGGGTGATCACAACCACCGAATAGCCCGCAACCACCAGCATCCGTTCGTATTTGTCCAATGCCGATTCAGGAAATCCCCAAAAAAGTTTGAGCCGTGCGGGCGAGGAGGTCGGCTTCGGCTCCACTGCGCATCCACAAATTTCGGCGAGCGCCTGCATATTCGTATTTGTCGCTCCCGTGGCGACTGTCAAGCTGTCATACATTTCGAAAAAGCGCCCAACCTGAAGCAGAATCGCCGTTTTTTCACCATATTTAGCCCTCTCCTCTAGATAATGTTTGAGGTACAGGCTCTCCATCGATTCACTATTCGCCGGCGCCCCCTTTTTCCTCGGTGGCATATCTGCTCGGTTGGAAGGATTTCAGATATCTTATATTAATATACTTGAAATCGCTTTAAATTCGTCAGATTACCAGCAGCAACCCTTCTTGACCACCGGCACTGTCTTCACATTTGCCGCTACGTGCGCCTGCTCAGACTCCGTAAGATTTGTGCTACACTCCTTAAGAAGTGCAGCGATCGCCGGCTCAACCTGGGACTTCATCACATACCGATAGAGTGCAATCGCCTCATCGGGTGTATTTGGGACGTGCGTCCACGTCTTTTTAATCGCCGCCAGAAAAATCTGTGAGGGTAGCGTAGCGTCTACCTCATCCGTCACACCCGTGATGTTAGTAGTGGATGCCGGCGTAGAAACCGAAACCGGATACGCCATATCTTCGGGCAGCTGAAGTTTTTAAGATTTAGGAACGCACCGCGCACGCAGATAAGATATGCGGCACGTGACGGCGGGTATATTTGAGCAGCCCCTTATCCCGCTTCGCCCCATTATAATATGCGCGGTAAGAGGCAATCACATCTCCCTCATGCCAAAATTCAATCGGCATTGCCGGCGTCGGATCCCTCATCCATACGGTCTTTGTCAGCAATCCAGGCGGCGGATTCTCCTCCAGCCACTCGAGGTGGACAAGCGAGGCGTGGGGCTTTTTCGGCGAAAATCGGTGACCGTGCTCCGCTACCAAATCTTTCGCGAGTGACAGCAGCCACCAATAATGCGCCAAACTCTCGCGGACCCAAAGGGCGCTAGGATGATTCTTCGAATGCGATTTATATCCACGATTGCCTGTACTCAGGCAGACCGGCGCGTTCGCCTGAATATTTGGAGTACCCCCATTTTCGTGGTTCGCCGTATAAAGAAGTTGGGTCGATTCAAGAATCATTTTGACAACGTGCTTATCACAGTGCCAACGGGCGCATTGCCGAGTCCGTCGGCTAAGAAAGAAGATGTTCATTAGCGGTAAAATAGTCATTATGACGTCACACGGTTCTCAATTTTTTTCAGAGGCACTGTGCTCTGTATAATTAAATCGGCACAAGGGTCCCCCCTTAGGTCTTTTATAATTGTATAATAGAATTATTTACCAAAAATAATTTTACTATAGGAAAGGTACTGTAGACCGCCAAGGGACCGAACGGCTAATCGGCATTATGGAGGAGTAGATAATCTTTCAACATTGCGCGCAGCATCGGCTCCGGCGTTTTACTATTCCCCGGCTTTAGGACCCCCTTGCGCAGTAACGCACGTCGGACCTGTCCAATTGGCAGAACATCCACTTTCTCCTTGATACGTTTCGCCGCTGCGCGTCCGCTCGGTCGTACGGTAATGCTAATCCGCCGCTCCCGGAACTTGCGCGTTTTCGTGGAATGTGTGTTTTGGGGGGTCTTTACGGGCGATGTAGATATCACCAGCCGCTCCTTTTTCCGCGTCGTCACAATCGCCGGAGCGCCACCACTTTTCCGCTTCGTCGGCAAAATCCGCGGGGCACCAGGCGTGGTCGCCGGCGTTGTGTGTAGGGAATTCTTCTTTGCCGATAATTTTATAGTACCTTTCCCACTATAAACTGAACCCCCGCCCGTCATAGGGGGTCCTACAGTGAGCCCTACGTCGGCAGCAGTCGGTCCTGGTGCGGGAGTCACTTGTTTTTCGACACCGGGTACTGTATTCGTATTAGCCGACGGGATCCAGCTCTGTCCACGGGTATCGATGGAGGGGACGGCAGCAGGGGCGCCTGGTATAACGATAACTGGCGGCACAATACCAGTAGCAAGTTCAGTTGCTACAGTTTCGGCATTGGCGGCTTTTACGTCGGCGGGAGCAAGGGCGCCGCCCTTCGCCCGTCGCTTTCGTGTCGTAGTCCGGGCAAATTTCTTTACATCTTGTTCCGTCAACGTCACATTTAACTCCTTATACTGCGTTGGGTCCGACATTGACAACTGAACCTCTAAATATGACTTAGATATTATACTGTCCCGTTTATTCTTCGGCGATTTAAAGCCTGAACAAATTTGATTAACACCTCGGCGCCCAACTCGGACTTCAACTTGTAGAATGGAGAACGCTTGGAAACGAATTCTAGACCTTTACTTTGCTCAGCATGATAATCGGCAGATTATCTATCACCAGATTGCCTCGTTCAACCATTTTATGGATTTCGATGTAGTCGATACGATCCTACGATCGTGTCCGATTCGCGTAGTCGGATCGCCAGATTTAACACTCACTGGTACAACGCGAGCGGCGGCAGGCACGGCGGGTACGGCTATTCGTGTGACTGTAGAGGATACGACCGGTACACCGAGCGGGACGGCGCCGGCAACGGCACTCCCTGGCGGTAAGGCTCCAGGTGGTGGTCCTCCCCGCGAGGTAGAGGTGATTGTTAAATTCCAAAATGTCAGCATCCGTAAGCCGACCATTTTCGAGAATAATGGTGCTCTTACCCCAATGTATCCAAATGATGCCCGTCTTCGCAACTTTACATATGCCGCACCGGTCTATCTGGACATGGATGTGACGACGACCCTCACCGACCCTGGTAAGGGAACGAAGGAGACGCGGACGCGGACCCTCACTCGCGTTCTTGCCGGCAAGATTCCTGTGATGGTCGGCAGCAAATATTGCCTCCTCTCTGAAAGCCCTGAGAAGCATCCGAGGGAACTCGGCGAGTGCTCGGCGGACCCGTTCGGATATTTCATCATTCAGGGCGGCGAGCGAATTATTCTCTCGCAGGAGCGAATGGCGGAAAATCGAATGTTCGTATTCCGTAATAACAAGGCGAAACACAAGGAGGCGGAGATTATTGAATGTAAGTCGATTGGACCCGATAACGAGGGAGTTCCTAAGAATATTGCGGTCAAGATTATTTACAATCCGAAACTCGCGACCGGTCCTGAACATATTCGCGTGACCCTGCCTCGCATCAAAGCTGAGCTGCCCCTCTTCATTATGTTCCGTGCCCTTGGCGTAGAATCGGACAAATCCATTATTGAGCTGATTATGGGTGATGTTCACAACGACTACGAAATGATCTTTCAGGAATGTATCATGGAGGCGGCGGATATTCGCGGCAAGCAGGTGGCTCAGGATTATCTCCAGAAACATCTGGGCAGCGGAGGCGGTATTCGCGAGCAGCTGAGCGCGTCCACCCTCGCGACCTACAAGGCACCGCGAGAGAAACTCATCAGCGAAATTCTGGCGGAGGAGTTCCTGCCTCACATTGGCGGAGCGGATATGATGTACGAGAAGGCGTGCTTCCTTGCCGCGATGACCAAGAAGGTGCTGGATGTTTACCATAATAAGATTCCGTACGATGACCGCGATGGCTATCCGAATAAGAAGGTGGAACATCCTGGCAATCTGCTCGGCAACCTTTTCCGTTTCTACTTTGGTACGAAAGTCATCAAGGATATGAAGTCGACGATTGTCAAGGAAATCCACAACGGCAGCTGGAAGGCGAGTGGCAAGTTTGAGAATATTATTAATACTACAAATGTTTACAAAATCCTCAAGACGACAATTGTGGAGGTGGGTATGAAGTCTTCGCTCGCTACGGGCAATTTTGCGAGTGGCAAGATGGGCACGAAGACCGGTATCAGCCAGGTGATGAATCGTCTGACGTTCTTGAGCGGTATTAGCCATTTGCGCCGTCTAAGTACGCCGATTGAGAAAACGGGCAAACTCATTCCTCCGCGCAAGCTTCATAACAGCCAGTACGGCTTTATCTGTCCAGCTGAGACGCCTGAGGGTCATTCGGTCGGTGTAGTGAAGAATCTCGCCTCAACCGCCAACATTACCCTACCCAGCTCGCCGAATCCGGTCCTCAAGGTCCTGTACGATGAGCTCAAACTCAAACATTTGGCGGAGACCACGGCAATTGAGCGCCGCGATCTTCTGCGGGTGTTTATCAACGGAGCCTGGATTGGAACTCTTGGTGGCAGCGCCGACGCTTTTCGCGCAGTTCAGGCACTCGTGACCGCCAAGCGTGCCGGTCGCGTCCATCCATATACGAGCATTGTTTACAAGTCGAGTCCGAATGAGGTCTGGATTAATACGGAAGGTGGTCGCCTTGTCCGTCCGCTCTTCATCGGCGAGACAATCCGCGAAGTCCTTTCAACAAATTGCCAGAAGCCGTGGGATGTCTGCGATTCTTGGAATGATCTGATGCGCTGGGTTAGCCCGACCGGCAATCATCTGATTGAATTTGTAGATGCGGGTGAGTCCGAGAATTTGTACATCGCAAAAACTCTCGGTACCCTGGATTCCGAACATACGCATTTGGAGATTCATCCGTCGGTGATTATTGGAACGATGGGCTCGAATATTCCGTTTCCTGACCACAACCAGTCGCCGCGAAATTCTTACCAGGCGGCGATGGGCAAGCAGGCGATGGGTGTGTACGCCCTCAACTTTACCGAGCGTCTGGATACGATGAGCAATCTGCTGTGTTACACGGCGCGCCCGCTGGTGAGCCCCTATATGAGCAAGTACTACCGTGCTCAGGATATGCCATCGGGCTACAATATCATTGTGGCGATTATGACGTACGGTGGTTATAATCAGGAGGATTCAGTGATGATTAATCGGGCTGCGTTGGACCGCGGACTCTTCCGTTCCATCTTTTACCGAACGTACAAGGATGAGGAGAAGAAGAATCAGGCAAGCGGCGAGGAGGAGCGATTCTGTAAACCGGATCCGAGCCTGACAAAACACATCAAGCTGGCGAATTATGAAAAGTTGGCAGCGGATGGAATTATTCCTGAGAATACCTATGTGGACAACGATGATATTCTAATTGGTAAGGTTGTTCCGATTCGGCTGCGAGCGGTGGAGGGAGCGATGGCGGCGGGTGTCTCGCATTCGTCCCTTGCCTCGATGTCGGCGGCGGCAGCCGCGGCGGCGGTGGAGGCGGTGGGCGGCAAGCGTTACCGAGATGCGTCTAAGATGCTCCGCAATAACGAGACGGGATTTGTGGATAAGATTTATCGTGGACGGAACGGCGAGGGATTCTCGTTCGTCAAGATCCGCGTACGGTCCGAGCGCATTCCAACAATTGGTGATAAGTTCTGTTCGCGCCACGGTCAGAAGGGAACGGTGGGAATGATTCTGGAGCCTGAGGATATGCCCCAAACGGCGAGTGGAATCGTACCTGATATTATCATTAATCCTCATTGTATTCCTAGCCGCATGACGATTGCTCATTTGATGGAAACTCTGATGGGACGCGTAGGGGCAGAGATTGGCGCGGTGGGTGATGGCAGCCCTTTCACGGATGTGAGCGTCGACGGACTCTCCAAGATGCTCCGCGATGATCTCAACCTTGAGCCGTACACAAATGAGGTGATGTATTGTGGAACGACGGGCAAGCAGATGAAGACGAATATCTTTATGGGTCCTATCTTCTACCAGCGCCTCAAGCACATGGTGGATGATAAGATTCACAGCCGCTCTTCGGGTCCGTTGGTCATGCTGACTCGTCAGCCGGCAGAGGGACGAGCGCGGGATGGAGGTCTGCGGTTTGGTGAGATGGAGCGCGATTGTATGGTTGCGCACGGAGCATCCGAATTCCTCAAAGAGATCATGATGGAAAAATCGGATAACTTCCAATGTTTCGTCTGTAAGTCTTGCGGACTCCTGGGTCAGGTGAATCCGAAGGCGGGCATTTATAAGTGTACCTCGTGTGATGCGGTGACCGATTTCTGCCAGATTCGTGTTCCCTACGCCTATAAGCTGTTCTTACAGGAGTTGGAATCAATGTCAATCTGCTCTCGAATTCTGCCTGAGTCCCGCCTGCGCGCAATTGCGAACGAGGCGAGTCTGATGCCTGAGTCAGCAGCACTCATCAAGGCTGTTATTTAAAAGTGATATATTAATTATATTATATTAATAGTATGTATTAACTAGGTATTAAATATAATACTGATAAGGTTACACATCATAGATATGATCGTATATATGATATGTTTTTACAATCACACTATAAAACAGAAGGGTCTATTTTAGAGATTGGTATTCAATATGGAAACTCGTTAAATATGTGGCTTGAATTATTTCCTAATGCGTATATTTACGGAATGGATATTGATAAGGAATATTCTGGTGAACGTTATACTGTAATAAAAGGAGACCAGAGCAAGCAGTCTGATTTAAATAATGTTTTAAATTCCGTTAAGAATAAAAACTTATTTTTTATCAATGATGATGGTTCACATATCCCAGAGCATCAATTGCTATCATTTAATACATTATTTCCTACACTTATTGAAGGCGTGGCGGACTCTATTAATAGTGAATTTGCGGGAAAACGACCAAATAGAGTTGAGCATCATACTATGATAGGAAGCATTACATTTGCGAAGAATTGTATTGTTATTACAAAACAATTACAAGAAGATAGACCTTATAGATTTTCGTCGAATCTATAAGCTGGCGGGGCAGTTATAAACGCAAATCTCTAGTTTTGCGGTCAAATGTTGCATATCCTATTTTTATAGGATTCTGCGTTTTTTAGGAATAGATACGGGAGGACGAGATAGGGCTTTCTTGAGAGCGTCTAGTTTATACATAAATCCAATGACATACTCTTTATCGTCTAAGATTGGATCAAACTTTTTATTATTGAATGGATTGCTTGTATCAATCTGTTCAATGGATGAGATGGGGGGTACGGGCTCCACGGACTCCGCTGGCTCCACGGACTCAGCCGGCTCCACGGGCTCCACGGACTCCGCCGGCTCCACGGACTCAGCCGGCTCCGCGGACTCCGCCAGCTCCGCCAGCTCCACGGGTTCCATAGATTTTTCTTCATGAGCATGAACGGCGGACGAGGAAGAGAAGTAGATCCGCGCAGCCACAAATCCAAGAAGTCCTCCAGCCACACCAACCGCTATAAATTTTAAAGTGGTAGTATTCATATTAGCAACTGTTTTTGATGATAGTAATGCTGGCGGAGTATAAGGAAAAATTCGTTCTAGTAGCCAATCAGGCATCTCTACTAAAAGAGAGATTAATCCTCGCGCAGGTCAAATGCCAATTCCGTAAAATCGGCAGGCGCAGTCTTTTCCGCCGAAATGATATCCCGTGCCCAGGACCCAATCAGGGGCGACTCGCCATGAAAGTCGCCGCCGCCCCGTCCGTTCCCCTCGCAGGTCAAAAGCGGCAATGGATGGATTTGGAGCCCATCGTGCCCCTTGGGAACCTTCCGTTTATCTACAAACTGTCGCTTCGTATGATTCACTAGAAATGGATACTCGCGGGCATTGTTAGCAGTATAACGAAGCAGCAAATCCTCGCGCTCGTTACAAATCAAATGTAGATTTTTGCCGAGTCCTGGCTCCGCATCGGCGTAATCACCGCACCAGACAACCCGAGACATATAATGCCGACCCTCGGGCGTGAGTTCCCATTCAAATGCGCCAACACTCTCATTACTCATATACGAGTGTTCCATCAGTTTTATCCCCAAACCAGGCACCATCCAAACCCGAATCCAGCCGTTGGCGTCCAAAATGACAGCATAGTAGTATTGTCCCATTTGTTATGCTTATATCAAATCATAACAAATATATTTTCAATTTTGTTCGAAACTCAGCTGGCAGAGCGAATCAATCGACGCAACATTTTCTGTAGCATCTTCGACTTATACGCTATACCTAATACAATGGACACAACTAGCATAAATAAAAATGTGTAAAAATTATTAAATACATATCGGCAGATATTCACAATCATAGCGACTATATGTTCATACCAGGTGGTTGGATTTGCCGACATACGCATTGTTTCCCGCGAAAAAACTGTCCATCCAACATTAATTTGTCGCACCCAGGATTCGGCAAGTGGGCTGCTACCAGGGGGCACAACAAGATAATGCATTTTGAGCAGCACCCGCTCCTTATCTTTTGGAATCGCGCCTTCCACGCAATGTATATCTTTATTATAATCGAGCCCGTGGAAGTCTTTTGTATTCATTTTGACCCGTATATTTTCATCAGGAAACATTGTAGTGACTGTATCATTTTCATTACAGGCAATAATCACACGATAGTAAATAACTCCGCCAGTCGGAAAAAGCGCAAATGGACTGTCGTAGTGGCAGTCTACAAGTGAGCGATCGGAGCCGACTGCGCCCTTGGGGCTCACCGCCCAATAAATCTCATCAGCCTCCGTGACCGGTTTTATCGCGGTGCCAGGAAATCGTTCTTGGATTTTGTTAAAAATCGCAGGATCGGATCGAACCGCCTCGAGTGCTGAACGATAATCGCCGCCTTCAACCTTATCGATCCATTCGTGGTGCGCAGTTGTATATTGCGCATATCGCTCCTTGGCAACTTGCGTAATATATTGAAGATTCTTATCGCTGTCAATAGTACCTGATACTACAGCGAATCCCTCCATCTTAAAGAAGGATGTGAAATTATTGGCGGCGAGCGGTGAAGGCGACAAGTCCGACAAAAAGGGCGGCGAATAGAGCGCCGGCGAGGAGTTTGGAGCCCGTGCCGCCGCCGGACCGAAATCCCTCCACCTTCGCATCTGAATTATACTCATTGGCGTTTATCCACGAATCAAAAATCCAATGACTTACTTGGGGGTTTCCGTTACCGTCATAAGTTACCTGCTCTTTTGACGGATCAATCCACCATTCGCCGGTAACTTGACTTTGAATTTTACCGTTTGCGTCGCCGACCGGTAGTGTCACTTTACGACACCGCGCAAATCCGCTGTTCATTACGGAATTAAACATTGGGGCGGGGTCAAGGGCACTTGCAGCATCCTGAAATATACCGGGTGCTAGACCGCGAAGTCTTACGTGTAGAGTATTTTGAATTTCAGCACCAAGGCGACCAGGAAGATCTTTAGGAATTGTATTTATATATTCATACATATCCTGACCATTCGAACAAGGGATGCCGGTATTGAGGAAAAATTTCAGACCGAGGGGATTTTGGCTGGCGCAGAGATCTTTGGCAAACCCGTGATTTTCGCCAAATCCAATTGTATCTGAATAATAATCAACACCGCCCATCGCGCCTTGGATGCCGCTCCAAGAGCCGTCGCCGAATCGAACACCCACATCGCCTGGTGTCGGTAGCTGAGCCGCATAATCGTATTTGGGTCCCATAATAGACGTCATGTTTGGCGTATATTGTGTGACCGTCTTCTGTATATTCTGTAGAGCACTCATTGCGCCTACGTCCTTAATTTAGACACCTATTTTCTTACGGCAGTGAATGCGACAAGTCCGACAAAGAGTGCGGCGAAGAGCACGCCGGCGGCGACGCGGGACCCACCAATGGGCGCTGCCGCCGTTGAACGAAAGTCTTCGATAACGTTTCCCTTTGCGTCTTTTTTCGGGTAGATTTTTTTCGTATTATTATAGTCGTCGGCACTCAACCATTTATCGAATACCCAGTGGGTTGCGTAGTATTTTCCGTCGGCGCCCTTTGTGAGTTTTTCGGTATTAGGGTCAATCCAGGGGCGGGTCACATTTGCGTTTTTTGAACGTAAATTGCCCTGATAATCGCCGACTGGCGCGGTCATTTGTTTACATTGGGGGAAGCCTGAACTGATTGCCGCCGAAAAGAATGGTACGGGGTTGAGCGCACCGGCGGCGTCATTTACAATGCCTGGCGCCAATCCCTGAAGACGAATACCGTTCATCTGTTCGGCGAGTTTATCGCCGAGCGGACCAGGGAGTCCGGTAGGAACGGTACTGACATATTCATACATACTTGCCCCGTTGCTACACGCGGCACCCAGTTTCGCATCCGCCACTTTAATAAAGAAGTTGAGACCCATGGGATACTGAGACATACCGTCGAAATTTTTGGAGAGTCCTATCGATTGTCCATATCCAAGCGCACTAGCATAATAGTCGACGCCCGCCGCCGCGCGAGCAATTCCGTCTGCCGAGCCGTCACCCATATTAATACCGAGATCGGTCGGCGCCTTCATCTCGCCCGAGTAATCATAGGTCGGTCCAATCAGCGCACTTGCGTCGGGCAAGTAATTCATCACTGCCGTGGGCTGCTTGAATATGGAATTCATCTGATTTTGTGCGGCAGTGACTCCGCTCGCAAAACTATTCGCGGCGCCTTGGATGTCCATTGCGCTCCTTACTTGAAGGGCGCGAAATTACTTCCGCAGCGCCGTATATGCGACAAGTCCGAGAAACAACCCCGCAAATAACACACCGGCAGTCATTTGTTCGGATTTCAGGTTAGATGAAAATCCCTCAACTTCTTTGTCTTGAAGGGCGGCTTTCACTTTATTTGCCGACGGTTGCGGTGGAATTGGCGGATCTGGCGGTGTATTCTGGTCGGGGATATTCGCCGATGTATAGAGACGTCCCGTTTGTTTCAGATATTGTTGAGTCCATTTGTATTCGTCTTGACTGATCCATTTATCGAACACCCAGCGGCGCATAAAAGGCTGAGGTCCACCAGGTACATATTTTGTACCATCGCTAGGTGGAAGGGTCTTATAATAGACTTTATCGGCAGTAGGATCGACCCAAACATTGGGAACTTCAATGGGCGGGTTATCGCTGCCTGTAGGGTCAGCATTGTAAATCTGTTTTGGAAAACGGGAGGCGAGTTGCCCATCGGCGTTTCCAACGGGAGCCTCCATCAGTTTACATTTGGGGTAGCCTGTGCCCATTACCGCATTAAGAATAGGTACAGGATTCAGCGCCTCGAAGGAATCTTGCATAGCACCTGGCGCGAGACCCTGTAAATTGGCACCGAGGGTTGCCTTGAGCCCCTTTCCTAAATCACCAGGCAATCCTGACGGAATCGTTGTCATATATTGATACATATCGGCACCGTTGGAGCATTGCTGACCTGTATTAAAAAAGTAGTTGAGTCCGAGCGGCGATTGGTTTATATAATTAATATTTCCGTAACCTGGTATTCGCGTAGTGGGAGTTCCGAACGCCATAGTATCAATATAATATTGAATGCCGTCAATGTTTCGTTCGATTTGGTCCGCCCCCCGTCCAATATCGCCATCACGACCAATGCCTAGCTCTGACGGATACATCATTTCGTTGGAATAGTCGTAATATGGACCGAGCGCCGTCAGTCCGGTCTCTTGTGTCGTTGCGGACATCCTTATAAGGTCGTGTGGTTTTATATCCCCGTTGCCGCGTTTTGCGGCAAAAGATAAAAAATGAGGAGTCCCCAGAACCACCCCCCGTACATTACAACAAGTTGTAGATGACCTCACTGTTATTTCCGGGCGTAGTATCACGTGCTCCACGCGATGGAGCGGAACTCTTTGGCGGAGCTGCTTTTAGCCCTTTAGGAGATTGGACGAAGGCGGTAGAGGAGCTGGCGGAGACGGCGCCGGCAGCACCTGCCGAGATGGTCGATGGATTTCAGTGCGAGGACTGCGATACGGGTCTGTGGATTCAGACTCATAATGATGAGGTTATTTGTACAAAATGCGGTAATCATATGGGATTTCAGCTAGATTCAACGGCGGAGTATCGGTGGTTTGGATCCGAGGATCGCAGTCCGGATCCGACACGGGTTGGCAATCCACTCAATCCTCTTCTCCCTGAATCATCCCTGGGTACACGTATTCTGACGCGACCCGGTGATTCGAACGCAATGCGCCGTATTCGCCAGTATCATCTATGGAATATTATGCCTTATCGCGAGCGTACGCTATGGACGATTTTCGAAATGCTCCAGGTGCGAGCAAGCAATGCGGGCATTTCGGTTGCGATTGTGGAAGAGACGAAACAGCTGTATGCGCAGGTGAGCACGCGCTGTATTTGCCGTGGACAGCAGAAAGACGCGCTGCTGGCGGCGTGCCTCTTTGAAAGTCTGAAGCGCCATGATACGCCGCGGCGTCCGGTAGAAATCGCCGAGATCTTCCAGATTGATGTGAAACTGATTACGCGCGGCGTAAAGCAGTTTTCGGGGCTGCTGGAGGAGCATTTACACGCGACGCCGACGGCAGAGAAGAAGGCAGAGACACCATCAACACATTTCCGCCATTACCTGGAGCCGGCAATTTATAAGCTGGAAACCCCGCGACTCCTTCATAATCAAATTGTCGAACTCGCAACCAAAATCGGCAATATGATTGATGAATTGGGCGTTTGCCCTGAGACCACTCCGTCAAGTCTGGCGGCATCCTCTCTCGCCCTCGCATGCGAACGTATGGGGCTGGAGAAGACAAATGCCGAGGTGGCAAAGGTTTGTAGTATTTCGGTCGCCACGCTTCATAAGTGCCTGAAGCGTATTGAGTCTTGGCGCGGTATTCTCTTTCCTGGCGCAACGGGAAACGCTAAATAGTAAAACGTCTACCTTAATAGAATGGGAGGTCAAGTCTCCATGCCCCAACGGGCGAAAGAAGAACAGCTCGATTTATACGGGGTGTTTGATTTACGACAGCGACAAAAGTTCTCCATCACCGTTCTCTCCGATTTGGTAACGATGCTGGTAGATGGCAATAATCTTTTTAATTTGGCGGAAGTCTACAATTCGCCTGAGGGCTGTAATTCCTTATTTACTATTATACAAAAGAAGCTTGATAAGGAATTTATGACGCTACAGCTCCCGGACCCACAACGCGGATCAGATATATCAAAGGTATCATTTATGCCAAAAACATATTACGAAAAAATCCTGAAATCGGACGAAGAGCGGAAAGATTACTGCCGCCAATTCACGCGTTTTATTGTTCGATTTACAGGACTCGTTGCGGCGCTCACGGCAAGTGTAGCGCTTCAGCCGAACGCATATATCCGATTGAAGGATGTGAGCCCCCAGAATATTCAGTCAGTGTCCTCGCGAAATCCGAGCTACCATGACTTAGCAAATAAACAATTGACATATCGTGCTATTCCGGATAAGATTGTAAATGTATTAAAGGCGGGCAAACTTCGCCAGATTTTTGGTGATACACGCCAGTTATATACATTTAACCCGAATGACCAGATTGTGATAGATATACAACGGGGTATTGTATATAATGCGCAGATGTCGCCAACGGGTGTATTTGGAATTACGATTACAGAAAATGTATCATCTGCGCCGATGACGGAAGCACCATTACAACCTCAGGTGCTACCGTATATGCCTGCCGCGCCTGCGCCTGCGCCCGCGGCGCCCGTGGCACCCGCCCGCGCATCAGTGCCCGCATCTGTCGCATCGAGCGCGCAAGGGTGGAATGTGGCGTCGAAATCAACCGCATATCGCCCTACATTTTTAAACACTAAAAGCACAGCGGCTAGCATAAGTGGCGGAGCGACCCGTCGGCGGCGGCAGCGGAAGGGAACCCGCCGTCAGCGTGGCGGCGCTCCCGCATATTTCGACGTAACCCTGTCAAATGTGGGTGAGTGCGTCGGTGATACGTGCCAGTTGTATAAATTTAGCATTGATTCCGACGGAAACGCCTATTCTACGAGTTCGCCGTTTCCTGAACCGTTTTCGGCGAAAGTCCAGAAGTATTTAGCGTCTGCGCCCAAATTCAATCTGGATGCTGGCAGCGGCACCGGATCGACCGGACTAGACACCTCATATGTTAGAGATACAGCCCTAACTGCGAAGCCTGAACTACTAACATTGGATAAGTTGAATCTGTATAAATCCGCGATTCGTGGAATTACGGATGATAACCAGCCAATAAATCCGAAGAATGTGACGTCGCCGGCATTCTATCGCGCCTTTTTACTCGCAACAGGGGTGAGAGGGTCGGATGTGACGACTACATTTTGTACAGATGTATGGACGGGAAGCCCGATTGATACTATTCCTTATGCGCTATTACAATCGCTGTATTACGATTCGCGTGATAATAGTGTGAATGAATCACTGACTGAACTCAATAATAAGGCATCGGAATTTATAGGAAATAATATTGCGGTGGCAGTGAAAGACACTGCGCCGGCGCTTGGATTTGCGCAGCTGATGTTTGTTGACCCGAAGACGATTGCGAAGGGATTTTGTGAGGCGGGTAATCGTATTGCGAATTCGTCTGAGCAGTATAATATTCTCACAAACGCGCATCGTAAACTGCGTGACCTTTATGATACGCACTTAGGAAATGTCGAACGGTTTGTACGTAAGATACTGTCCTTGAAGGATATGGGATATAGAAAGGCACATCAGATTCGTATAGATCCGATTTTTGTGACAAGCTCGAAGGGCGCATTGGAGACGTTGGAGGGATTTATACAGGAAGCGCGAACTCTCCTTGCCAACCATTATCTCGAGGTAGAGACAGTGTATAAGACGGCGATTCAGGATATTGCGAAGATTGGTATGGGAGTTGTGCCTAAAAGCGCAACATCGGCGAATGCTCCGGTATTACGAACAACAAATGCCAATAATGCGAAGACATCGTTTAATCCGTTGGAGCGTGGGATTATTGGTAAACACGCGAACAGCAAGACAGATTGAAACGAAGTGGCACGACTTGAATTTGAATCATTTGATGATTTCTATTCAAGACTATAAGATATGCGTTAGTGGTCAATGTTTAAAGTTATTAATTAAATTAGAATATTATGACTAACCGTATTCACTGTATATGGTGTAAATCGAAGGAGTTGTCTGATGTTTTTGAAACAGATTACTCTACACCTATTGCGTCATATATGGATGATACATGTGACAATTCTGAATTTATCCCGTATAATGTTCAAAAATGCGAGGAGTGTTTATCGTATCAGATAAAGTATGTAGCCGACCCAGCAAAAGTATATAAAAAGAATCACGCATATTCGTATGGAACAACATTGAAAGACATGTGTCTATTATTTACAGATATGATTATATCATCGAATATTCATTCGATTGTTGAAGTGGGAGCAGGAAATGGATTTTTAGCGGATCAAATATTATCAGCCAAACCGGATATACATTATAGTATAGTTGATCCGACGTATATTGGTAATAGAAACAATCGTACAGTTATAGATAGTTTTATTGAAATGTATGATGTATCAACCTTTGAGAATGATACAGTTGTTTTATCGCACGTATTTGAACATTTGTATGAACCTTCAAATATTCTCACTATGTTTAAATCAATGAAGCATCTCAAACATATTTTTCTGAATATGCCGAATTTAGAGATCTATGTTCAAAAAAACACATTTCATGTACTAAATACAGAACATACCTATTTTGTTGAAAATGATTTTCTAGAAGCAGTGTTTCGCAAGTATGGATTTCAACTAGAGAAAAAAGTATTCTTTAAGGAGCATTCGGTTTTTTTCCATTTTATAAAATCTGATATCCCATTGGAACAGGGTCAACCTAAAAATAAATATTCTGAGGAATTGATTTCCAACTTTTTTAATAATATCAAAGATATTACAAATAAAATAAATCAAATAACGGATGGAAATCCTATTTATATGTGGCCCTGTTCAATGCATAATCAGTTTATTTTAAATTTTGGAGTAAATACAGATTCAATTACAGCATTGCTGGATAACTCAACCGAGAAGATAGGTAAATATTTATACGGCTTCCCTAAACCTTGTTTGGGATTTGAAACAATTGTATCTATGAATAAGCCTTCTACAATTATACTCAACGGTGGATGTTTTAACATAGAAATAGAAAAGATGCTGGCTACTAGACAATGTGACAATATTAATTTTATATATATCTAACTTAGAAGATATGTCCTCCGAGCCGAGAACATTGCGGAATCGTTTACAAAATGCGGCTCGCCGTGTTTCTCGCACACTTAAGAGCGGCGTATGTATGGGAACAAAGCGTATTCGTAATAGTAATCTTGGATCGAACGCAACCCAGTGCGGTAAATTTCAGCGGTTCAAGGAAATAGTTCAGGATTATCGCCGTGATAGAACTGTGGAGGTGGCACAGCTTGTACGAAATGTAGATGGTGCCCGACGCCTGTTTGAAATTGTTATCGCAAAGCCATATAATCCTGATAATGAGACGGGTGAACAGTATATAACTCGCATTCAAGGATTTATTGAACAGGCACGGGGTCAAAAGGAGATGTTTCAACATGATGTTGCGTTTCTTCCTCCGACGGACGATTATGGACAACTCAAGGAGGAGCTCCAATACTTTGTTCCGTTTATGTTCAATTATTATATTCAGAAACTCAATCAACTTATACCGGTTGGGATTTCGAACAATAATGTGCGGCTCAATTGGGAGGGTCGCACGTCATCCAATGCGTCGAATCTAGGTGCTACGTTATCATATAATGCGTCTCGCAAGGGTAGTAATGTTAGTGCGGCAAATACTGTTCCTAACTGGAGGGGCGGACGCCAAACACGCCGCCACCGCCTCTAAAAAATGAAAGATGCCTCATAATCTTTTCTAGAAATTAATGCACGATTTAGAATATGCGGTAGGCATAGGATGTTGGTTAGCACTGACGTATCTTATTGCTGTCTATAATTTTGGAAATATAAGTCCGTTTCTTGCGGTGGCAACTCCAATAATAGCAATATCTATAGTATATATTGCTATAATTCTATTAAATACATTGGTTAAGATTCTATTTTGGCTACTCAAGATTATGTTCAGTCCAGATATACTTCTATTTATAGTATTAATCTTTCTATTGGGACTCTTTGGATTTATTATAAAAGAGACAATGGTTCTTCTTCACACTGGACAATTAGAGGTTGACTAGGCAACCCGTCCGCCCATTTGCTTAAATACTTCTACGAGCGAATCAAATGGAATCGCGTTCGTGGTACATAGTTCACGGATTCGCATTTTTCCGTTGTAGTGGCATATCCATAACCCTGCGGTATACATTAACTTTTTTCCATAGACTTTTATCAGTTCGGCAAGAATTTGCCCAGTCGTTGGTGGCACTCTGAAATCGGTATCTATATCGTCTAATTCTTCATAGCAGCGCTCGCTTGGACCACGCTCTACAAATCGGCAGATCGCGCCGGATAAATCCTTATATACGATGATAGTTTCTATCCACGTATAATAGTCACAGCCCATTTCTTACTTATTCTTTAGAGTTTTATAGTCTTAGACCATTTATCCAGAAATTGTACATTCCTCTTTCGCATCTGTTTGTGCTTTTCTTGCTCTATGATAATCTCCAATTGCGTTACCATTCTTCGTTTCTAACTCTGATTTATATTCATTTATTCTTCTAATTTGTTCACGCACTGAAGATAGTACTTTCTCGTCCATTGGGGTATGTTTTACTAGAAGTTCTAAACGTTCAAATAAATAAAGCCGATAGACACGAATCAATTCTAATATTTCTACTATACGTTGATGTAAGGTATTGTATAAATCAGCCATTTCGCCTGCTATACGTGCTCTAGCAGTCCAGGCAAATTCAGGCTTGCTTGTAAGCTGTGGATGTTTTAACATTTCCATTTTTTTAGCAATATTATCTTCTGCTGCTTTAACACGTTCTCTAGCTGGAAGTAATTTATCTATTTGAGCTTCGCATTTTTTTAAAGCGGCATCTAATATTTTTTTAACTTCTTGTTTACGTATGGCATTTGATGGATCTACGGCGGCAACTGGTGGCGGTGGCGGAGGCGGAGGCGGTGGTGGGGGAGGCGGTGGCGGTGCTGACATATGTTGACCACATGTCCCACAAGCAAATACAGGGGCGCCGTGCGGAGGTTGTAAACGTGTAGAGCATCGTGGGCACGCAACTACAGGAAGTGGAGGGGGAACATAAACAGGCGCAGGAGGTTTTGTATTACTTCTCCACGAAATCTCCTTTTTACGACTATTATAAACCGTTGCCCCAGTACTACTCGCATTACTATTATTACCACTTGTATTACCATTTGTGTTGCCATTTGTATTATTTCCGCTCGTATTACTATTATTTTTCCATGATGTTCGTGGTAGTTTTCCCCTTCGTATTCGTTTCTCATTTCTAGACTTGCGGCTGGCGGCAACAACTTTTGCTGTACTACGACGGTAATTCGCATTTCGAGCAGCACGCGTAGTCGGCGTACCTGAACGCACCGCCTTATTGTAATTTCGTTTAATCTCGGCGTACACCTCCGCTTCGTAATTTTCTAGCTTTTTTGACATTGTCACCCTAATTATCGGGTAGATTAGATTTCATCACGGACCGCCATAATCTCACAGCTCCCAAACACGGGCGGCATATAGTTATATATATGCCAAGAATGAACCCCGCTGCGACCGTAGCGCCACGGCGCCGCCCAACTAGAGCGTGCCTCTCCGCCCAAATATCCACTCGACGCAAATAGCAATGAGTCCTTATAGCCCGCTCCAATCGATTCGAGGATATACCGAAATCCGCGAGTACCGGTATTGGGTTTTAGCCGCCCGCCGACCAAATATCCGCACCAGACCACTTCAAAAATCCGTTCATCGCCTGGAATAGACCGCCGCCGTGTATTTGCTACAACAACAACCTTACGTAGTTCTGCCTCTATATCGTGACGCTTCTTTGTAATCCAGACATCAATATGATCTGAGCGATTGACCGGTTTTGTAGACACAATTTGCGGCGGCGGCTTTCCTTCGCCCTCATTCATCATCCAACTACGAAATGATCGTTGCCAAAGATCCGAAAAATGTAACCATTCCAATTTCTCACATCCGATAGAGCCGACAAGTTTATTCGTCGGCGCCATTGCGTACGTATCCGTCCGCAGCGCCGTACTTATGAACGGCGCCACCGCGGTTTCGCGTGCCCAAAGATGCGCCACGGGCAACTTCGCCGACGTCCAACAATCCATCATTCCAATCATATAGCCGGCAACCCCGCGACCTCGCCACCCCTTTGCCAAACAGAGTCCCTCTATGACTCGCATAGCACCGTAGTGTAACATCATACCTGTAGACAATTCGGTGTCTGCGCCCGAAAACGGCGTACTTACAATCGTAGCTACAAGGTTGCCAATACTATCAAATGCCCCTAAGACGACAACGGATGGGTCTTTCAAATACGCCGAAACCCACGCCGGCTGGGCGTCCATATACCAGTCATCGCCGCCGTAGGACGCCGTCCAAAACGCCGACAACGTACCTACATCATCAATTGTTAGACGTACAGGGGGCGACAGCCCCCCTTGGGTCCCAACGGGACCTTCGGGTGTTTTAGGCTCGGCGGGCGGTGTTAGCCGCAAAAATCGTGATGTGCGGTCGGCAAACCAGGTATCAATCCAGCGGGGAGCGGCGATAGTTTTTGACCAAAAAGGCATCTTACACAAATAACATCTGCTGTCCTTATATGGTTACGCGACACTGGGGGCATTTCCGCTCCCGTTGCCTTGATGCCGTCAAACACGGCGTACAGTAGACGTGACCGCAGTGCGTCATTACGATGTTCTCGGCGGTTACGGGGTCGTAGCATATAGGACAGGTAATAGGTTTTTCCAAAGCCAATGACATTTCCAGATGCTGTCGTGCGATGTGGGATGCCACGTCTACGGGGGCGGTGAGGAGGGGTTCGGCGGCAATACGGCGAGGTGGGGGCACAGCCGGTACAGCCGCCACGGGCGCCGGCGCCATTGTCACTCCAAAACGGGCAAAGCGTGCGGCACGCACCCCTTCGCGGAAGGCTTCGTATAAGAGGTGATTATTGAGGTCACTGGCAAACCGAAACGGCAATGTATTTGGGGTCACAGGTGAATTTGTATATGTACTTAGAACCGATGCGTGATTGACAAGTGTAGCACGATGTGTATCACATAGATGGTCGTGTGGCGATCCAACGCCATCACACTGTACATTTTGGCTCGTTGGAATGGCGTAGCAGGTTTGAGCAGTGTCTGTTTCTAGATTGAGTCCTTCGTAGAGTTTGATAGCAATAGCCTCTTTACATGTCTGCGTCATCGCCTCTTTCTCATGCCGATCATTCTCGGTCTTGATTCGCGTCTTGAGAGCCGTCTCGTCGGCTTTCGCATCGGCGTATTCCTTTTGGGTGCCTGGGGTCGCAGAAATGGTCATCAAAGCGTACGCCTTGCTGGTTCGGTCTGCCGCCTTCATCAGCGCCGAGGTATTGTCGGCGTTGCGTGCCGCCGTCTTCGCCGCCTCTTTTGCAATACTCTGACTATGAGTGCTGCATAGCTGTTTACTCGGTACGGAGGGTGCCCATTTTGAAGTACATGGGGTAAAATTTGCTTTAATTGCTTTACACGTTGGCATACTATCCTATTGTTTACCTTTGCTAGCCTCTGTCATTTTTTCTAAGTCGCTGCTCGCCTAAAAATTGACCCCGCCCTACTCCGCCTCCAAAACCACCAGCCCAGCTAGGATGACTACCCCCGTAATGACCCCCAATTCGCCCCCTTTCCATCCTTCTTCTCAGACCGCCACATATCCATCACAACTCATGTTAGAAACCCAGACAACGTCAAAGCAGCAGAATCGCTGTAATCACGCCGATTGTAAGACTCGGCTGCTGTTGAGCGATATGGCGTGTAAGTGCGGTCACCGCTTTTGTGGAAAGCATAGGTACGCAGAAGAGCATATGTGCTCTTTTGACTACCGTCAGTCCGCCGCAAAGAATCTCTCCACAAGCCTTGTGAAGTGTGTTGCCACCTCGTTGAAGCAGACTATCTAACAAATGTAAAAAGGTACTGGTACTCATAGCCGATAGGCGTAAGGTCAATGAACTGTTTGTAGGTGAATCCGTTCGCTTCGATTTCGGCGACAATTTCGTCCATTTTGGGCATACGAAGATGGTGAACCTGGCGGCGCATCTTTTTGCTGTCCTTGAAACGGAACTCCTCGCGGAACTCGGCGCGGTTATCATCAAGGTTGAAATCCGCTTCATATTCGAACTTATCAAATGTGACCTTGCTCCGGGTGATACGTTCTTTAGAGTATTTTTGTACGCTGAAAGCGACAAACGGCGAGGCGGCTTCCAGAATCGGATCAAACTTCTCGCGGTTGACAAGGTGGACCACGAGGCAGCCGCCAGGCTGGAGCCAGTTAAACACATTACGGAATACCTGGTCCCTGTCGCGTAGGTAATAATAGGTAAAATAGTACATTGTGGCGAGATTGAACTCTCCCGCGGCAAATGAGCCGATGTTTTCGGCTTCTTTGACTCGGTAATCATTCTTAGGAAACTTTTTGCGGGCGATTTCAATCATCGCATCCGAGGCATCTATACCGACAACCTTGCCGACGCCGGCTTTCTTGAACTCTTCGACATCTCCACCGGTTCCACAGCCAATATCGAGGACTTCAATTGTCTTTACTTCAGGTCGGTAGCCCTTTGCCCAAATGAGTGAGAGTCCGACTTCTTGTTGCTGGCGTAGCGCACCGTCTACAATCGTATCGTAGATCTTGGCATAGAATTTATCGTAGAGGGTCTCGTTTCCGAGCACAACGATATTTGCTTCGGGCGAATCGTCGGGGTTCGCAAACGCCTCAACATCGTCCAAATCGGTACGACGATTTCCTACCATCATCCAGCGGACATAGAGATAGTTTGCGAGCAGGATAGATATAATCACCACCAATACCACCTGGATGGTATCTAGGGTATCAATACCATCAAACAACTTGGCGCCCATTCCTATTAGATGCTCTCAAAATACAATTTGTCCTTGCGCGTACGCGAACCGCCACCAGATTTCGCAACTCACTATAAGATATGGAGCCGAAGGCTACAAATAAGCATACACTGTGTGGTTATGCGTGGGGAGATGTTGTGAATTCGCTCATCAAGGCGATAGGCGCGGGTGATATGGTACGCTCCCAGCGTTGGGCGGCGGAACTAGTATGTTCCGAACAGGGGTTGGGAAAATTAGAAGCCGCATTAGTCCAGTCTTGGGCAACGCACGTTGCTTCGAATAATCCGGCTTGGTGTATGTTGTGGATACATTCGGCAACGCAGATAAGGGCGCTATGGGCGCGCAGTGGTGAATCGACAAAGGCGATACGGAATACGCCGCAGGTGCGACAGCACGTTGCCGAAGCCGTATCATCCCTGGTTTTGTCGGAAAAACGGCAGCTGCCAAAGCTGCCAACGGCGGAGGACTGTTTTCGTGACGCCGAGGCTATGCGTACCCGATTTCGGACGGGTCAGGGGGTGGTGGACCAGTTGAGTACTCGCCGTACTTGGGCAGCGGGTATTGAGAGCAACGACCTTCTCAAAATTGGCAACGAGTTTGAGGCAGCGTGCCGTGCGACCAATCTCAATCGCGCGCTCTTCTGGGTCATTTGGTTCATTACGCTAGATAGCCAGACAGAGCAGCCAACGGTGAAGGAGCGCGGACCGAGTTACCTGACTCCCAAACAACGCAAGAGTGTGATGTGGTTCTTGGTCGATGTGATGAAGGATCTGGCAAACGATGTGGCGTTTTTATCGACGGATGAGCGGGCGGGCATTTTCAATTGCGTGGGAATGATGTGGAATAAGTTGGGGGCGAAGGGGCGACGTGACTGCCTTGCTGCGATTACCGTAATGATTTGCGAGCATATCGCGCGTCGGTCGACGCCGCGACTGACCGCGGGACCGAATATTCCCACATATGACGCAATTAAGTCGCAAAACTCAACAATTGACGCAGTATATACCGCGATAGCCGAAGAGGCGCGCAAGTTTATGTTAGAAGTGCCGAAGATTAATGGGCTCGTGGACGACGCATCTACAAAGGCGGCAGCGCGGCTGTCAGCAATTGATAAGATGTCGCTCGCATATGCGCTAATTTCGGGAACGGGTGGTAAAAAATAAATGACCAGCCACGCTAGAATGGCTGCGCAGACACCGGCGAAGCAGGTTTTTAATCCAAAATTGGTGGAGTTGGGAAATAGTCTGAAGGATATGTTTGGTAAGGCAACTGCGGGTATGCGAACCTATGCGATTGATACCCCAGACTCTGGATTTCCGTTTTGGGGACTCCTATTAATAGCACTCCTTGCGATTATTGTTATTTCGTGGTGGGTAAATTATCGGCGTTTTTTGGAAACTCCGTATAATATTGCGCGTATTATTCGCGATAATGTGAAGGCGGCGGATCACTATAATGTGGACAATCCACGACGCAAAGGACTGCCGGATTTATATAACTCTCTCATCAGCCAGGGCTACACTGAGGAGAATCTAGGATTTACAAACTTTTACGTGAGTACGGTGAATGCGAGCGGCATTTTCTTCCCCGCAGTGAACGGCGTGGTGTCGGTGGACGCGGCACGCCTGGCGGTAGCGGGTGGCGCACGGGCATTTGTCTTTGATATATGGCCGGATGTAGAACCAGGTGGTAAATTTGGTCCGACGATTCAGGCGATTGAGGCGGGCAGTATGTGGCGCCGTGTAACGCTCAATGCGCTGCCATTTACACCTGTTCTCCAAGCGATTGTTGCCGAAGCACTTCAAGCTACAAGCAATCCCGGTCATCAAGACCCGCTCATACTCTATTTACGTTTCCGCGGCAATCCCCGCGCATCAACGTTTGACATGACCGCCGATGCCCTTCAATCGCTTATTACACCGTATCGGTTGGATATGACCTTTAATAATTGCCGCGGCGCGGACCGTCTATTTTCTGTACCCATTGATCAGCTATTCTCGAAAGTGATTGTTGTATCAAATGTTCGAGGTTCAGGCAGATTTATGGATTATGTGAATTTCTCTGTGAAGGACGGCATCAAGCTGGAGTATCCTGCGGGACAACTACAAACGATTTCAGGCGATGCGGCGGCAGAAGCACAGAAGAAGATTAAGATGAATTTGACATTTGTAGCACCTCTAAGCGAGGATCCGCTTGCGGAATCGAACGATTTCTCTCTAAATGCGGCACAGGCATTGGGTATTCATTTTGTCGCAATGAACTTTTGGAGCAAAGGCAAGCAACTTAAGTCGTATATGAATATGTTCGGAAAATACAGCTTTGCGCTCAAACCGGCACCACTCCAGTATACGATTTCTCATTTGGACCCTCCACGGATGCCGCCGAATCCGAACTGGGGAGACAATGCGACGGGACAGGCTGGCAAGCCGAAGACCCCGCCAGATATCAAACCGCCGGTCTGATACCGCGGGTAAGGACTACCACTACACAAAAATTGAATACACTGTTTACAATCTACAAGATTATAAACAATGTTTCGCCGACTCATTCGTATATTTATTATAACAAATGAACCCTCACTGTTAGGGAGATGGACTATTACAGATATGAAAACGAATAAGATTAAGATTGATTGGGCAAATATCGATCATTGTGGTACGTGTAGTTATGAAGTGAAGAATAAACCAGAGATGACCGAGGTGATCGAGGTGATCGAGGTCAAACCAAAGATGAAGTAGGAGCGTCCAGTTTACATCCGTAAGTTAATAAGAATTTTTACAATATTTTCAAACACCGGTCGATCCTGTATATTAAAATTCATAAGGAACGTCCAGAACTGATGAATTCCAATAGGAACGCTGCGCGGCGGACTATTTTCTAAAAATACCTGACTGCGGAACTCGATTGGCGGCACTGAATATCCGTGTTTTACAATTGCGTTACCAATCCAGGCATCTTCGCCTGATGGATCAATCAACGCCTTGTCTTTTTCACAAATATCAATCATTGCGGATAGTTTTCGGACGGTGAGACCACCGCCGCCAGGTCGGTCTGGCACCCAGCCCCACGGCGAGCCGTAAAAATCACCAACGAAAATTGTCTCAGGTACTTTTTGTAAAAAATACGTATCCATTTCGAAGCGTAGCATATACTCAGCATCAATCATTTTGTAGAATTCGGCGGTCTTAAATGTAATATTTGTTTGGATTCGCCCTTCATCGCGGGAAACATCGCCGGTAAACCAGGGAATGAGATGGACCGTGTCCGCTTTATCACCGAGATACGATTGTAAAACTGCCTGATTAGTATTACTACAAAAGATGTAGAGGGAGCAATACGGTGCCGCCCAGGCAATATTTCGTAGTATAAACCACCAGTTGGGATGGCAGCGGCGTTCGACAATGACCAGGGCATACCGACTTTTTTTAGGAAAGGTGTGTTTTGCCCAGTGCGCATCCAGTGCCGCACCGTACGTATGTTCGAGATACTTGAATACATAGGGCTCTAATTGAATACGAAAAAAGTCAAGGGTCGCTTCATTCCATTTTGTTATATCAGATTGCGACCCATTTGTTGGATATACAGCCGTCCGTTCTTTGTATAATGTATAAAATATTTCAATAAGGGTATTGAAATCCATTATACATTATATTGATTGTAATGTTTTAGACCGATTAGGAACGGCATGTTGATCGGCGCCGCCTCAACACCACCGGCAGGGCATCTTGGACCGCCGGTACAGGAACGGGGTCAGCAACAATCATCGGCATCTCTTTCTTATTTTATACCAACTTTATGTTTTCCTGATTACTGATTAAATATACAAGATAAGTAGGATGCAGTCGTATCATTATCCGCCGCCGAAATATCGTCTGCCAGCACCGCAGTATTTACCGCCTCCGCCCAATATATCCATTGTCTGAGACTGAGATTACAGAACATGCGATGTATATTCCCTCCCGATTGATTGGACCTTTACTGGATTTTGAGGATAATATATTCAGTAGTATGTATCAGACTGCGGGTGATTGTATTGCTAATCTACTTACATCCTCTTTACGTCCTGCTAGACCGTTTATTTACCATGCCACAGGCGATTCTATGACATTTACAACTGAAGTTGAAAATGATGTTACAGATGATGATATAAGTATCACGATTTTAAATTCTGAATACTCAGTTGAAGAGATTCCTCCAGAGTTGGGTATTGAGCCTTTACAACATATTGATTATAGAGATCCTGATGTTACGTCCTTGAACCGTATCAATAGTAGAGATTTAGAGATGATGGCAATGGTTGATATTCCGCAAGTATGGAGAGACAGAGCAGTGGCTATTCCAGAGAGGTTAAGAAACCACCCAGAACATATAGGTGAGAAGGATCAGCCTTCTTACTGGAAAAAAAGGGTCGATTTTTTGGACCAAAGAACACCGGCATTTATCCAGAAAGTCCGTAATGAGATTAGTCGGCGGTATGTTATTATGACAGATCCGCACAGTCCTGAAGTTCAACGCCAGCTTTTTCAGGCACTGGAGCAGTGTCGTATGTCAGGAGTTCTACCCAATCTACAAAAGGGTGTGAACGCACGACAACGCCGTGTGGAACGCCATGGCTTGACCGAAATCTCTAGAAATAAAAACATTCCGTGGAATGTAACACGTAGTATTGCGAAATTTGTAGGTAAACCTAACAAAACTCGCCGAGGCAGAAAGACCCGCAAAGTACGACGTACTCTTAAGCGTATGTAATGTGCCCCAGTAAAACCTTAATGCCTGGTAGGTAAATGAGCACCTACACGCCGTATAAGCCCCATCATCACGATGCCGTAGAACGGCTTGGTGAAGAGACATTTGACACTACCTATATACACGAATTCCATGCCGCCTTACGGGACGCCGACCCGAAATCAATCGTTGTGCTCAACAAACGCAAAATTGTAGGTTTCGCACTACTCAGACATACACGAATGTTTCGATATTTGGATACTATAGAGCTCGCCTATTTGGTTGTCCACCCCGAGTTTCAGGGCAAAGGTATTGGTTCAACATTGCTACAAAAGGTAAAAATGATGAGCCCTAATGTCATATTAGAGGTGAGCTACTACAATCCGGATGCCGAGCGGCTCTACCGACGCCACGGATTCGACACGTGGCGGCATCTTTATACGAAAGCGAACGGCGGATACTTGCTGGGCTGGTCTAAACAGCGGCACGAACTGATGCCTCGGCTACGGTCACATCAATCTCTACCAGCGGATGGAATAACGGATCCGTTGACGACGCATCACCCTTGAAACGGTAGCACGCGTAGCCGCCGTTTTCGGTCGAGTTCAATTCGCAATCCACCGCCGATTTCTTCATAACGTCCAAAATCGAGTCACTCAACTTCTTTTTAGACATTAACAGCCGAAAAATGGACTGGTCGGTCGTATCGTTGCCATCAATATTCGCAATTGTTTCGTCAACAAGGCGCTCCTTTATCTGCCGATCCGAGAATTTCATCACGTAGGTAAAAATATCCACATTGCGCTCATCCACCGGCAGGTCCATGTGCGAGCAAATACGAATCGCGCGACCCTTCACCTGGTCAAGGCGGACATAGTTCCAGTACGGCTCCATAATATGGACCTGGCGGACATTGGCAAGTGAGATACCCTCGGCGCCCGACTGGGTGATCATAATCACTTTGATAATTTCGCCGTGTAAATTCGTCTCGGCACCGGTGAGCTCTTTCACCTGCGCAGCAAGCGTGCCAGGTACGCGACCCCACTTGCCGTTGAAAATCGCCAGCAGAATGTTACGTTTCTCGCGCTCCTCATCGCCGGTATAGGTTATGTAGCGCGGACCACCAGCACCGGCGGTAATCGTTTCGGGCGACAACGCCCAGTCGCCGAGTGCCGTCTTCACAATATCAAACTTCGTATACTTTTGTTGGAATTCCAGCGCAACCGAAAACAGACCAACGCCCTCAAGGGTCTTGAAGTTGGAATAGACTAACACTGGTCCCTTGGACAACGCAAGACGGTCAAGGATCGCCTGAAATTTCGGAGAAATCGTCGGCAGCGCCTCAGGTGAAAAATATGTAGCGGCGTTGCTGCGGAGCATTGCCACGGCGGCGGTGAGCGCTTCGGCGTAGGTGCCAGGGGGTAACGCAGCGGTGTTGCCAGAGGCAACATCCACCGCGCCGGCAAGTTCTTCGGCAACCGTGGGCACTTCGGCAGCATCTTCGCTTGTCATTTCAGCACGCTCACCTTCCTCATCCGCCTCGGCAATCTTCTCCACCTCGGTGACCTCATTTTCGGAATTGAGCACCTCGTCGTCGGTGACTAGCGTCGGTTTCTTGGCGCCAATCATC